TCTATACTGCACTGGCAGACGATGGAAGCACACAGTCTCAAGTAAGACTGAATGCAGTTGACGGAGCAATCCACAGAATTCGTGTCGTTAATGGTGGAACCGGCTATGTTAGTGGTGAGGCTGTCACCTTGGTTGATTCCAATGGAACAGGCTTTACCGGAACTGTTGTTGAATCTGCCGGTGTCATTGTTGCTGTTACCGTGACCAATGTTGGCTCAGGATACCATGATGTCACATCGGTCAACATTGCTACGGTTGGTGGTGTCGGTGCAATACTTGAACCCGTTTATTCCCCTATCGGTGGTCATGGATACGATGCACTAAAAGAATTGTATGGAACCCATGCCATGGTTCGCGTATTGATGAATGGTGACGAGGGCGGAAATCTTCCTGTCGGAGATGACTTCAGGACAATCAGTATGTTGGTCAATCCAAGACTGACCATACAGGGCGTTGAGTTATTTGTCACAGGAACTTCCTATGCCCAATTTGAAGTGGGTGATATTGTCTCTGTTCAGGGCAATGGAGCAATCAACGGAACCGTTGTCAAGTGGGATGCCACAACAGGTCAGCTATGGCTGTCTGGTGTTTCTGGTGCATTTACAGGAGGTGGTGTTCAGGCAATTGAAGTTGTTGGAAGCGATAAAGTTGGAACGGTGTCATCCGTCAAGACACCATCGTATTTACCTGCCATGTCTGAATCCGTCGCTGCGGCGAGTATGCAATATGGTACTGGGGAAATCGTCTATATAGAGAATAGAGTTCCCATCATAAGAAATTCCACCCAGACAGAAGAAGTCAGGCTAGTAATAGAGTTCTAATCGAGGAAGTATAATGCCACAAAATTTTAATGTCTCTCCTTATTTTGATGATTTTGATGAACTGAAAAAATTCGTCAGGATTTTATTTCGTCCAGGTTTTGCTGTTCAGGCAAGAGAGCTTACCCAATCCCAAACTATCCTGCAAAACCAGATAGAGAGACTTGGCGAATACTTCTTCGATGAAGGTTCTGAAGTGGTCAATGGTCAGACACAACTTGACCCAGAATATGCCTATGTAAAACTTGCCTCGATTGGTGGAACCACAGTGGCTACCATGAGAGCATGGATTCAGGGCAAGACAGTTATAGCAACAGGTCAGACAACAGGTCTTGTTGCCCAGATTGTCAATATTGTCGATATCGAAAACGCCGACCCTGTGACATACTATGTCAAATACAAGGATTCCGGTGCATCGGGAAGTGTCAAGTCTTTTAACAATGGCGAACTTTTGACAGTTCAGGTATTTGATACCGATTCCTATATTGCCGATGCATTACCAACCCCAGAATATACAATCACTTCGACTGTTGCAGCAAGTGCCGCAACAGGTTTCGGCTATGCTGCTTCTATCAAAAATGGAACACGTTTCGTTAATGGTCTATTCATTGAAGTCGATGAACAGACTCATATCGTCAGCAAATATACCAACAACCCAACTGTAAAAATTGGATTGAGGATTGTTGAAGACCTAGTGACACCAGAGCAAGACCCAAGTCTTCTTGACAATGCACAGGGTTCGGTGAACTATTCTGCGCCGGGGGCACATCGTTATAAAGTTCGTCTTGTCCTTGATACTGATGGTGATATTGACCCAGAAAACTTTATCGAAATTGTTAGTCTGGATGAAGGAAAACTCCTGAAAGACTATCGCCAGACACAGGCATCCAATGCCGGTGTCGAAAGGCAACTTGCCAAACGCACCTATGATGCCAACGGAAACTTCACTGTAGAAGCATTCAAGGTTCAGGTGCGCGAACACCTGAACGATGGAACCAACGGCGGCATATACCTGATTACTGAAGGTGGGGATGATACCAAACTGGGTCTTGATGTGGATTCCGGTCGTGCCTATGTCAACGGCTTTGAGGTATCCACTACCGGCGCAGAGGTTATTGTTCTTGACAAGGCTCTGGATTCAAACACATACAACAATGCCTTGATTGGTGCGGGCTATGGTGCGTATGTTATTGTTGACAATTTGGTCAACCTTCCAAATATAACAAGCTACCCGACAGTTCAGTTGCGTGACGGTCTTGCTATTCAAATTGGTACTGCAAGAATCAGGAACATTGAGCTTCATTCCAAAGGAGCAAACATTGATAGCACAACAAAATGGAGAATCTATCTATTTGATATTAAATTGAATTCCGGAAAAGTGTTTGATAATGTTGCAACACTATATTCAGGTGGTGGTATTCAGGCGAATGTAACAGGAACAGCAAACAAACTAATCAATAGAACCGATTCAATGCCTATTGAACCTCTCCCATTTTCGGTTATTACTTCGGCTTCCGATGTCAGCTATGATGTGAGAAGGCAGATAACACTGACATTTGCAACCAGTGCATATACGTTTGCGCCAGCATCCGGAGAGCAGTTACGAGAAAAAACGCTCCAAAATTATATCCTTATGAACAAAAACACCAATACCATATACAACATATATGATACTGCTGGTGTTTTTGAGATTACAGGAAATACTATTGTTATCAATCTTGCGGCGATTGGTGTTACCATTTCATCATCTACGCCAATGGAATTGTTCTACACTGTCAACAAGAATGATGCCACCAGTGAAAGGAAGACAAAACTGAAGTCAACAACAATCGACACATTCAGTTCTCCACCATTCACTACACTGATGTTGACAAAATATGACATCATCAAGATAAACAGCATCATGGATGGTGCCACAGACATCACAGACCGCTATACCCTTGATGATGGTCAGAGAGATGGCTACTATGGAAGTGGCTATATCACATTGAAGCCAGATGCTACCGCACCAGCAAGCGTAACTGTGAGCTATGACCACTATAACCACACATCCGGCGATTACTTCACTGTCGAATCTTATCCACTATTGGACAGGAAAGACATCAAATACTATGAAAGTTCTTTCGGTGACCTGATAAACCTTTACGATTCTATGGATTTCAGAACAGTTCTTGATGGTACACAATCCGGAAATGATATCTTCATACCACAAACATCTATCAGGGCTGACGTTACCTATTTGATGCCAAGGATTGACAAGGTTTCTGTTGATGAAACAGGGAACTTCATTGTAACCAAGGGAACACCTGCTCTGAATCCTGTTCCTCCAAAATCACCTAACAGTGGTATGGAAATTATTGAGGTATACATTCCCGCTGGCTCATTTGCTGATACTGTGGATAACGTACAACTTGAATACATCGAGAACAAGCGTTACACCATGCGAGATATCGGAAAACTGGAAAGCCGAATCGAGAACCTTGAATACTACACCAAACTGAACAGTACAGAACAGGCTCTTAACCAGAAGAACTATCTGGATTCCAATGGAGATGCAAAATTCAAGAATGGTTTCTTTGTTGATACATTCTCAGGTCATGGAAACGGCGACGTTGAAAATCCTGACTACGAATGCTCTATCGACCAAGCCAAGGGTGAACTGAGACCTGAAGTTTCTGCTGAGGGAGTTGAGCTTGAGCTTGACCCATCCAGTTCGGGATACCAGATTACCGGTGATTTGTTGACACTGCCATATAGTACCAAGACATTCATCGACCAACCACTGGCTTCTGGCTATGAATACCTGAACCCGTTTGAAATGAAGACTTGGACAGGTATAGTTGAATTGACCCCAAGTTCTGATACATGGATAAGCACAAAAACAAAACCTGCATTGGTTGTGAATCGCGAGAATGAGCTTGATGTTATCAAAAAGGCACCAAGCGGCAAAAAGGCATTCAGGTCAATGTTCAACCACTGGCAGAACGTATGGGCAGGACAGCCTCGCTCTGTATTTGGTGTATTCAGGGATGTCAATACATCATCAAACGGATTGACCACATTCAACAGAACCAAAATTGTTCCAAGGGTTACTAGGGAAGAGGTGAATGACCGTCTTGTTGATGTCTCATTCGTTCCTTACCTGAAACCAAGGGATATACAGTTTGAATCCAAGATGATGAAACCCAATACCGTTGTGTATCCATTCTTTGATGGTGTTGATGTATCAGACTATGTAACGCCTGAAGGCGGAATCCTTGGTGGTCAATTGAAGACTGATGCACAGGGTAGAATTGCCGGAACATTCTCGATACCTGATGTGAATATCATCAAGTTCAGAACAGGTGTTAGGGAATTCAAGTTGATTGATAGCCCGACAAATAATATTGCACAGGCAACAACCGTTTCAACAACAACATACAATGCCAAAGGCTCTACTGAAGTAAAACAGTCTACTGTCACTTCAACAAGACCAGTAAGACCAATTATCAATTTTATTGAGGCTTGGAGAAAGCTGCTTAATATCAGTACACCATCAACATCTTCTGGAAACCAGAATCTTGTAAGCATGGGTGAAGCCCAGACATTTGTTGTCAATGAACCGAAGGGTGTATTTGTTACCAGTATGAACATATACTTCAGGACAAAAGACAAGACCCTTCCAGTCATGGTTCAAATGGTTGAAGTTATCAATGGAGTTCCTACAAAGAATGTGATTCCATTCAGTACAGTGGTATTGAACCCAGTCGATGTTTTAACATCACTGAATGCATCCGTTCCAACCATGATAACATTCCCCTCACCCGTTTATCTGAGGGAAGGAACAGAATATGCATTCATGTTCTCGACAACGAGCAAATACTATTCTGTCTTTACTGCACAGATGGGAAGAAGAGATAGTTTGACCAAAAAGATTATCTCAAAACAGCCCAATGCCGGAACACTGTTCAGAACCAGTAACACCACAACATGGAGTGCCGACAAACTGAGGGACATCAAGTTCAATATGGATAAGGCAGTATTCAATACCGGAACCACTGCCAATCTTGTGTTCAAAAACAAGGATTTGGCTATGGAGGGTCTTGAAGAGAATCCATTCTTCATCACCAACGTGGCTGATACCATGAAGGTCTACCATGAAGAGCATGGAATGAACGTCGGAAGTTATGTTGAATTCTCTGGTGGTGGATTACAGAACAACATGCAGACAGATGGTGTTTGGCAGATTACTTCCGTTGTCGATAACGATGTCTATGTATGTACGCGCTCAGGTGCGGGTATAGGCGCAAGCACAGGAAGGTATGGTGGAACCAGTGTCATGGCATCAAAAGATGTTCCTATGGATTTGGCTCAGGCTATCATTCAGGAAATGGCAGTATCAGGAACAACCACAAAATGGTCTATCAGAACAACCAACAGCAAGTCAATCAATGGCGCAGCAACACAGGTTGCTTATACTATCGATTCTGCGTTTGTTGACTTTGACCTGAACGACAACTTCGTATTCTCGTCTCCGAAGAAAATTGCATCGACTGTTAATGAAGTCAACCAACCAAATATGAATGGCGAGAAGTCTGTCGTTATAATGGGTGAGTTAAAATCGAGCAACTCGAACGTGTCGCCTGCAATAGATATGGAACGTGTTACCATCGTTGCTGTTGGAAACAGAACATCCTATCCAAGCGATATACTGGCTGAACTTCAACCATTCGTCAGTGGCTCCGAAAACTCCGCCGACATTCGCTATATCAGGAAACCGGTCTCTCTTGAGCTTCCCGCAAACAGCGTAGAGGTTCAACTGGAAGCCCACAGGCAGTCTGGTTCAGACATCAAGGTCTATGTCAAGACATTGGGTGCTGATGTTGATGCCCCATTTGAAAACCAACCTTGGGTTGAAGTTCCTGTCATTACCTATGGCAAGACCAATGCATCGCGTGAAGAATTTAGCGAATATATATTCAGGATAGAAAATGTTCCAGAGTTCAATTTGTTCTCGGTCAAGGTAGTAATGCTTTCTGACAATTCCGCACTTCCTCCAAGGGTAAGGGAACTGAAGGCTGTTGCATTGACCGCATAATAGGGGTCATTAATGAAAGCAAAAGTAGAAGGACATGAAAATCTCGAAAGGGATATGACCAATGGGGCACTAATCAGCAAGGATGCTGATGCCTACACCGCACGAATACTCCAAAAGCGCAATAAGGAAAATACCGAGCAGAGAATTCAATGCTTGGAAGTTCAGATTGAACAGATAAATACCAATATCAATCGCATCCTTACCATATTAGAGAGTAGTGCCAAATAATGCTTCCAACATCCTACGACCAAATACTTCCACAAGATACATTTGAAGAGTGGAGACTTAAGCTGAATGATGCAATCAATGGGCTAGAAGATGTTGCCATTGTTGCCAATGAAATTGAAAAAATCAGTTTACTTTTCTCACAAGACACTTCACTGTCATCCGGTCTTGATGTACACGTTCGTGCTGGCGTTATCAGGAATGGAAGCCAGTCCTATGATATTCCGGCAACATTGGTTTCTGTCGCAAATACAAACGGAATACATATCATCTATATTGATGTTCTTGGGGCACAAATACTCACTGCACCCTTGGCAGGAACACCAAATATCAATATCATTCCCCTTTTCAGGGTGACTGTTCTATCCGGCGCAATCACCAACATAAAAGACATTAGAACATGGGCAAATGTCTTTGTTGATACTTCATTGGTATTGTCTGCAAAACAGGAAGAGCAAATTGTTGCTACTGCTGGTCAGACCATATTCACAACAACACTGGATGATACCTATATCAATAACGTGTCTGTTTACATTGATGGTCTAAGGATTGCTGATGGGGCTACTCTGGACTATACAGTATCTTCCGATGCGTTCAATAAAATTGTTGTGACACTGAATGCTCCGGCGACTTTGGGTCAGGAAGTTCTTGTCGTTGCTAACCAAGATGACCACTCAGGAAACATCAAGATTGTTAGCGAAACAATAACAGCCGCTAGTAATGGTCAAACCACCTTTGTGGTGACAGACCCAGATTTGATTCCAATCACATCATCATTTGCCGTATACGTTCAGGGCGTAAGACAGCACAGCTTTTCTATATTGAGTGCAAACAGCTTTGATATTGGCTATGGTGTGGCTTCAGGAACCGAGGTTCTTGTCGTTAAAAACGAGGCATCAGGTTCAGATAACTTGACAATACTTGAAGCAGGAACCAATGGTCAAATCCTGTTCAAAAAAGTTGTCGGGCTTTTGAATACTGTTGAATGGAGAGACCCCCTGTTTGATGCAAGCGCAATCACATCGGGCATTCTTGACGATAACAGGATACCAAAGGCTACGCCACTTGAGACATATCAGGGATTAAGGGATGATGTGTTCGTTACACCATCAAGTTTGCGTGGCGCATCACTAAAATCTTCAATAGACCATTGGCATAAAAGATATTTCAGTTCAAATTCTGACTTCTATATCAAGTCAACCCAACATCCAAGTCACCTTCAGGGATTCTTTGGTGCAACCAGTTATGGTGCCGTTATAGCCAATCCTGAAATTGTTTCGTCTTGGGGTGATATCAATAAGCATTTGCCAAACTGTCCATTATCGGCAATCACTGGGATAACTACAATACCATTTGACTATAGCAATTCCGGAAATCAGATTGTTGTCGTTTCTTCTGAATATGGTATGGCATATATCATATCGTCTGCCGGTTCATTCACAAACTCCAACTGGGTATCATACAGACCAGACCAGATAGGTTTTGCTTTTGATGAAAAAATTCTCGATGCCCAATTGATGATTCACAAGAAGGCTACCGACGAACCCATATTGTTTATTGTTACACAAACCAGTGTAGGTTTCTATAACTGCTATAGAAGAACCCTTGCAAGTTTCATTGCAAATTCTGGTGGATGGGCATCGGTATTGACTGGTCAAACATATCCAATAATTCTGAATGCTCCCGTATCAAGGCATAATGCGGGTGATACCAATGACGGTTTGATGCTTGTTGCATGTAGGGATACAGTAAGGATTATCAGGGATACTGCCGAAGACGGAACACTTGAGACAATCACTGATACTGCAATAGGAGCTTTCAGTGGTTCAAATTATATCACAACCATCATGGCAGTAAGAAACGCAACGGCTGAAGACTGGGATGTTCTTGTTGGTGGAACTGAAGGAATAATCTATAGAAGAAACAGCGTGAACTTGGTGACATCTGTCGCTTCTGCATACACTGTAGTATCATACCCTGTTGAAATTTCTCCAACAGAAATTGGAAAGGTCAATAAATTTCTTCCGACAAATAATGGTTCAATAGACCAACTTTTTGTTCTGACAGATAATATCGCCCTTTCAGCTTCAAATGAAATTCATAGTACCTATGACACAGAAAACAATGTGATTGGCGGGAAACTGGTGCATGGAATGGATTTTCATGCCATGACATGTGGAGCAAATACCTACTCGGCAACAAATATTGCAAATGCATCCAAGGTTGTTATACAGAATGAAATGGGAGACATCTCCGTTGGATTCCCGACAGCATCCGTTGGTGCGAATACCGCTGCCATAAGATTCATGCAGAATGCAATTCGTGCATACACCACAAAATATTCACCTGCACCAGTTATTGAGGTTGTTGGTGTGGATTCTGCCGGTGGGTTGACTGCGATTGGTGCAAAATCTCCGGTTAATACTGTGTGGGCAATGTTGGGAAATACCCAAGGTGGCTATCCAATACCAGTATCAAAAGACTTGCTTGCCGTATTCGCATTCAAAAGCATATATGAGACAAATGGTGATGACAGATATATCTTGGCTGTTGCAATTGATGGGGTCTATGTATACTGCCCATCGGATTCTGTAAATGTTCGCCGATTCATAAAGACAGCAAGAACTACAGTGAACCAGACAGGATTTATTCCAAAATGTCTAAAAGAAAATGATACCAATTATTATGTGCCTGTTGTAAACAAGGCTGATACATTTGTCGTTTATGGTGCTATTGCTTATGGAACCCCTGCAAGCGTAATGACAATTGGTGGATACCAATTGGAATTGTCATCCATAGTCGGAACCTTCTCTGTCGGAAACACCTTGACATGGGGTGGTGGTTCGGGAACCGTTAAGGGCATCATAACCAACACTAGGATTGTTGTCGACAATGTTACCAACCTGTCAATAGGTGAAGGCATAAGTAATGGACTTGGTGCAACAGCTAACGTGGCAACAGACGGAATTATCCGATTTGAACCTATAGATGGTCACAAATATCAAGGAATAAATTTCTACATATCACCTGAGCTTGGTTCATCAACAACAAAAGTATGTTATTCTGATATTGCCAATATCGCAACCAATAAAGGGGCAGTGCAGTATCTTCCTGTTGGTGGTGTGGGCGAACTTCCCGTTCCAAGCGGCTTCAATTATACATCGATTGGAACAATCGCGGGTATTGGTGGAGACACCATTCTCGTTGGAACTGATAACGGAAAAATATACGCATGTGAGGGTGATGCTATATCAACCCCTGCTTGGACACTTCTGTCGAATACAATCGATGGAGTTTCTGTTACTACCATGGGTGGCATAGTTCAGGAGATAGTTACAACAGGGAATAATAATGTGGCTATCGCAAAAATATCAAATGGCAGATACTATGCAACACCAAATGGCGTAGATTGGTTCTCTGTTAGCATTCCAACAAGAACCGGAAATACCATATCAAGAATTTCTGCGGATGATACTTCATCATTATTCTTTGGCGAAAATGTGATAAATAGTATTGATAATAATCCACCATCATACTATAAAATAACGGTCTAATATGACAGTCAACGTAATCATCGAAACCATTGATAAACTTGATAAAGTTCAGCAATGGAGACAGAAGTCTAATTCGTTTATTCAGGCTCTTGGTCAAGCTATCACCATTATTAATGATGCCGAAAGTCTGAACAAGCTGTTTATTCAGGATGTTGGTGGAACGTCGGGTCTTGTATTTTCTGTGAGTTCGGGAAGAATTCGTAATAAGGCTGATATCACAGATATCCTTGGTGCCAACCTTACTCTACCCGCATCACAATTGAGCTATGTATATCTCGATGTCAATGACAATACAACAAAAAGTTCTATCGTCGAACCAACAGAAAAGGCAATACCACTCTATCAAGTCACCACAGATTCTGTTGGCATAACTCTGATTGAAGACAAGCGTTCTTGGGCAACAATCAATACAAATATAGAACAGGTTAATGGGTTCCCAGTTATTGAGGTTTTCCTTCTTTCTTCTGCTTCCGATATCATTACATTGAATGCGTCTACAACAACAGATTGTACGGTCTATGTCGATGGATACAGAAAGGTCATGAGCGACGATTACATCATTCTCAATGACACCCAGATAAAATTTAATTCCATTCTTCCTATTGGTTCAAAAGTTATTGTTGCGGGAAATACACCAGAAACAACAATAAAGGCATTTACCAGTATTGACTTCAAGGTAGCAACAATACCAAACCAGACAGATTTTGTCGTAACTAGCGTTGGTCAATTGACAGCCAATACAGCCGTGTGGGTTGATGGTATACGCCAAAGTACATACACACTGGATTATGTGAACAATAAGGTGATACTTCCTTTTGGGGTTAGTGTTGGAACCGAGGTTCTTATAGCCAAGGTAGAAATTGCCGGAGGAACATTTACTGTATATGATGGCAATGATGGCGATATTATCTACAAGGTAGGAAGTTCTCTTGATGTCTGGGATTTTGGTGCCCCAAGTTTTAGTTCACTTGCCATAATAAGTGGTGTATTCAATGCATCAAGAATCCCAAAAGCCAATGCAGACTTCAGTCAGGAATGGTGGTGGGCTTATGATAATTATGAATTCATGACACCATTGTCTATTGATGAAAGTAAACAACCAAAAAAGAATACCAATTGGATAGAAAAGTCTTTTGCAAAGACAGAAGATTTCACTATGACCGGCTTCAATGGAAGAAGTATTGTTGGCGACTGGTTGTCATTTAGTCCAGCCTCAACCGAAGTAAAGGCGACACGATATGGTAGGGTGACAAAAACCACAGATACTTCCAATTTTAATGGAGACAATTTAAAAAATGCTCCATTTATGATTGCAGACGTAGCCATGATAAGAGACCCCGCAGCAAAATTCTCTGAACCAAAATACATCATTGCCGGTGAATATGGTGGAAAACGATTGGCTGTTCTTGATACATTAAATGCCAGCGGAAACTGGATAGATGTTCCAACTCCATTCGGAAATGGGTGGGAAATAATCGGTCTTGGAACCTATAACTATGATAGAAAATGGAATTTGGTTGCTCAGAGACCCGATGAATGGGTTTTTGTTAGTGGATGGAACAAGGCAGCTAACCAGAGTGCAATTTACAAAAGAAACTCCAACCAGTTTCCTTCTGGTGGAGGAAGTTGGTCATTGGTAGCCAATTTTAATTCTCCAACAGCAATTAACAAATTGACAAAATTCAGTTGCCCTAATGCATTTTATTCAAGCCCACTTTCATTTGCCAGAGAGAATTACGTTTACTGCTTTTATGGTCATGAAGGAGAAAACCTGTCAAGTCAACCACTGGGTTCTGTTGGAAAGGAACCTACGGCACTAATCAGCTTTTGCTCAGAGCAATATGATTTTGCTGTTTCTCCATATGGTCATTGCAGGTTTCATTTCTTCTGTGCCGACAACCAAGGGAATGTGTATTACTATTCAACCCGCGACTCTCTGTTTACAACAACCAATTCATGCGCCGGAGCATGGACATTGCTTGGAAATTATGGGATAGGGAATGTTCGACACTTTGCCCTTTTATTTGAACCTGATGGCACATGGGGAAGGGTTCTTATGATGTCTGGTGATGCCGGAACAAAATTCTTCAGGTTCGAGGGAGAACAGACTGTTTGGACACCTGTCGATAATGTTAGCCCGAATATACCAATGGGAACAATTGTTGATAGCACACTGACCTACTTCCATAACCAAGGCTCTATTAGTGGTCAAACAACAAAAACCATTTTGCAAGATTCCAATGGCGACTTTGTAATGCACCATTATGGGTCTGGCGCACATTCAACATTAGCCGATGCTACAGCACGATTCCCGACCTACTACAAGGCATTCACAAGCGAAAACTCGCCTGCCCCAAAATTTGGAATACGTTCCATAGTTGATGGAAAAAATATTACAATGATTCTTGCCGACAATCCTGTCAATTCAATATGGGTAAAGGGATATGGTATTGATTATATCAAGCCGGTTTCGGCTCGAAACGACAGGATAGGTGGACTATGGTTTTTAAATAACAGGTTTATTCTTGTTCACACCAATCCACAAATAGTCGAAATATCAACCGACGGAATTTCATGGACAAAATACACCGCAACAGGTTTAAATAATCAAAAAATGGATTTGGTATATGGTAATGGTGTCTATGTGGCAATATATGATGGCGGAGTTAATAGGGGTCAATACAGTATTGATGGATACAACTACACTAATTTGCCGAATGTGCCAGATTCATACATCAAGAGCATTACGTTTGATGGAAGCCTTTTTGTTGGCATATCTACAGCAAATAATATCGTTACTTCACCAAACGGCTCTACATGGACTGTTGTCGGGTCAACAACAATATCGGATATCATCTACAATCCATATTATGGTGGATATATTGGTGTTGATGGCATCGATATAAAATTCAGTACAGACCTGATAACATGGGTTCCTAAGAAGGGTCTCTATGGTCAGAACCTGAAATTAACCGGAAGCGGTAAACATGTTTTCGTGAATATCAGCTACAATAACACCACAACCAATGTATTGATTGCTGACCTTAATGCCCCATTTAATGATGGAATTATAGAAAATATCATGCCATTGAATATCAACGACGAACCAACAGAAGTATTTGAAAGTGGAAGCAAATTCTTTGTTGGAACAAAAACCATAAATAATATCACAGGAAGACCACCTGTTTATTACCAAATCGAATTGTAACCCATAAAATAACAAGAATAAGGGAAAGAGAAATGTCAGATAGAGGAAAGCGTTTTATTGACTTTGACTTTAACACTGTATGGAATTCTGCACTGTTGGTGACTGTCATAGGATTACTGATTACGACGAGGGAAGATATTGCATCACTTGGTTCAATCATCCATGAACGAGACGGGAAGATTGTCGAAATCCAAGAGATACTTGAAAAACATAGTACGGATTTGACTGAACTCAAAATTCGTGTTGGAACCATCGAAAAGAAAATAGAAGAGATAAAATGATTGTAACTCGTAACCTGATAATAGACCAAGGTTCATCATTTAGTGAATCCTTCGTAGCAAAAAAGGATGGTCAAATTATTGACCTTACCAATTACACTGTGGTTTCCGAAATAAGGAAGATTGCCAATTCCTATATGGCATATCCATTCACAGCCAATATCACCAGTGCTGCTACCGGAGAATTCACTCTTGAAATGGAACCCGACCAGTCAGAAATGATGGAAGGTGGTCGCTACTATTATGATATCGAACTACATTCTACGACATCATCGCAGATATTGAAAATTGTTGAGGGGATTGTTATTGTTATTCCCCAAATATCCAGTTCAAATCCATTTATCAGTGAACAGGGGATTAAGAGAGTAAATCCGGATGCCATTCATGTTCATGAAAACCTAGACCAGTTGAAGATTGTCAAATGGTGGACATTGGCAGAAACAAATCAAAAGGTTGTTGAATGGGGTGACAAATTAATAATCGTCGGCTCAATTGGCTATGAACTCATTATCCCAGAAAATCCGCAGGCAGGATTTGAGTTTGATTTTATAGACTTTGATAATACCTTTGGTCTATCAACAGGCGTTGTTATTCGTGATGATGCTTCACCAACACCCAATGTAATTGAAACTGTCATGGTATCAGGTAAATATAATGCACTATATACTGGTGCTTCATGGAAAATCACACAGGTAGGCTAATAAATGACAAAAGTAACAGACCCAGTTTCGGCGATTACACAACTAAAAGATGTTGGTGGTGTCGTAAAGGCATATATTGATACCAACGGAGACCTTATTGTTGCGGGAACAGTAAAACCAAACGGCGGCTCAGGTGTTGTTGTCACAGAAACGCCAGAGAAAACTGAAATTGATTCGAATAACCTTTCAACCGGTATTGCTGCCGGTGGTCTGATTACGGTCAACACATCAACTACCTTCAATATATCCGATGGTTATGGATACATCGTCAACAACACAAATCCACTTGCCGTAACTGTGACCAAGGTAACATGGTCTGGCTTGACAAATATAACACCAACATTTTTGGCAACAAGTGAACAAACTCTTGTTGTGATAAACAGTTCGGGAATATTGCAGAATGCCGCCATAAATTCGTTTCCTGCATTTGATACAGCGTTCTATAGGACACATATTGTTCTTGGTGTTGTGTGCCATAATAACAGAACAACCATTGATTCTACCCTGTCTACAGCAAATACAGTAAAACAAACAGCAAATTCTGTAATTGATTTGAGGTCGGCAATTGGTTGCGTGAATATCTATGGCAACGATTTCTATTCCGCATCGGGTTTACTGTTGGATAAAACTTCGGGCAGAAGTTATTTTGGAGGAATCCACCAACATCTAAGCGATACCAATCCAAGTATTATTACCGACTCTGCCCTTGCTCCAGTAGATATAAACTATTTCTACCAGAAAGCTGGCGGAGGTTTTAATATCGAGACAGCAACAAACAACGTCAATCCGGAAAAATGGGATAATGGCTCAGGAACACTGCAAAATGTTCCTGCAAATAATTACACAGTTCAAAGAATTTATTTCGTTCCCGAAGAAAACTTTGTATATGTATCATACGGAAAAGCAGTCTATACCACACTCGATGCGGCTAGAAAAGCAGTCGAGTCGGAATCGGTGTTGGTTACTCCAGAAAATCTTAAACCGTTCCATAGATGTTCTTTGATTATCAAACAGGGAACTACAACAATAAACACATCGGATGCAATCTTTGCCAAGACCGATAAATTTGGAGACCATGTTGGAAGTCACCTGATACAAAATGCACAGAAGGCATCGGAAGTTCCTCTTGATTCTGCTATTGCAGGTCAAACCAATACCTACGCATCATTGGTGAATCATGAAACAAGGGTCGTGACCCTTGAGAATGAAAAATTTGGCGACAACTATGTCAGGTTGGCAAGTTTTTCCGGAACCGTGGATATTTCACCAAGTACGTCTTCATTGATTAAATTATCCGCCACACCAACAGTTGGTCCACTTGTAACACCAACACTGCCTGCCGGTACATACAGAATTTATGGTAAGGTGGTTCATGGGGGAACGGGTTCTGGTGCGCCAGACTTAACCAATGTCAATATGACAAGCACGTCAAGTGGTCCAGTTACAAATACAAGCATTGTAAGAGGCTATACTGAAATTCCAAATAACAACTCAACAAATGTGATGGATATGAACTTCCATATCAATCACACACTTTCTGTAAGTGGAACAATATCAATAGACGTTATCGGAACAGTTTCTTCTGCAAGTATGCGAATATACCAAGTTTTAATTGAAGTATGGAGAGTGTCATAATGTCTAGCAATTACATATACAACAAGACGGATTTTACATCGATTGTCAATAATATCAGTCTGACCAATCTGAAGAAATATATTTCAGATTCTCAAGACGTATACACCAATCTTGAAACCATCCTGTGTTCACATGACAATGATGTATCCATTTATAATTTTGTGTTTAGTGATGAACTGTCTCAGGAAGAACAGGATGCATTGGATTCCCTTGTTGCCGCATATTCAAACCTGCAAGAGTATAGGGAGCAGGCATTTACAAAGATTGATGATGCTGCCGGTCGTGCTAGGTCTCGTTATGTGACAACCAGTCCAGGTCAGGATGCTGTCTACACACTGAAGGCTGCCGATGCAGAATCCTACAAGAGCAAGGGATATCCACATGACACAACTAAATATAAATTCATAGAGGCTGAAATGGCGGCTACCGGCATGTCTGCAAAAGATGTTGCTGATATGCTCATACAAATCAAATCACAATGGATTTTGTTGGCTGCGGGAATTGAACAGGTTCGACTGTCTGGAAAGAATCTAATAAAGACAAAGACGACCAAGGAAGAAATTGACGCTATCACTTCACAGACAATATCCGTATTGGATGGAATATAATGGGAATACATAAAGACGAATTGGTACAATATGCACTAAGGCAGCTTGGGGCACCATTACTTGAGATTAACGTATCACCAGACCAAATGAGTGATGCAGTTGATGATACTATCCAATTGTTTAACGAATCTCATGGCGATGGCTCAGAGAAGTTTTTTGTAAGGCATATTGTAACTGCACAGGATATTGCAAACAGGTATATCGGTCTTCCAGATTCAATAAGGGCTGTTGTTCAGGTTCTTCCATTAAATCAAACCAGTTCATTTTATGCCACAGAACCTCTGTTTAGCCCAATAGGTCAATTCATGCAAGACGAGGTGTGGGGTCTAAATTCCCAATCGGTTGTTCATTACCATATGGCTATGGCAAATTACAGGCTCATTCAGAATATGTTTGCCGATACTCCCAATGTCGATTTCAATGTCTATACGGGGAAATTAAAACTGGATACAAATTGGGATAGGTTTATACCCGATGAAACCGTTATTATTCTTGAGGTGTGGAAAGCCCTTGACCCAGAAGAGTACAAGAAAATATATACTGACAGATGGGTTAAGCGTTATGTTACTGCAAGAATAAAAAAACAGTGGGGAACCAATCTGAAAAAATTCTCTGGAGTTCAATTGCCGGGGGGTATCACATTGAATGGCGACACCATATACACAGAAGCTGTTGAAGAGATTGCAAACCTTGAAGAAGAATTGAGAACCCGTTATGAACTGCCGATAGATTTCTTCATCGGAAGTTCAATGTGAGGTAATCAATGCCAACTAATCCATTTTTCTCAAGTGTCGGAAAGTCAAGTGAAGGTGACTTGATACAACAACTCACCGACGAATGCATAAAAATCAATGGTTATGACCTGTTCTATATTCCGAGGGATATATTGAATATGGATTATCTTTATCATGAAGACATGCTTTCCCGATTCAAGGAAAAATATCCCATAGAGATGATTCTATTGACTGTTGACTTCTGGGATGGTGAAGGCGATATCATGACCAAGTTCGGAGTTCAGGTTATGGATACCCTTGATTTTGAAGTATCCAAAGAACGATTTAATGCGTCTGTTCCATTATCAAGACCGCAAGAAGGTGACCTGCTATTCTATCCTGTCACCAATACCTTGATGGAAATCACTTGGGTAGAACCGGAAAAGCCTTTCTATCAAATGGGCAAGCTATATGTTTATAAGATATCATGTGGTCTATTCAGGTATAGTTCTGAAGAAATTGATACCGGCATATTGAATGCTGATTTGGTTCAGGCGCGTTTTGAAAATAATAATGACGCATCGACAGACCCCTTTGCCGATAACCAATCATTTGAGGATGAAGTTCATGATGTTGATAATCCAATTGTTGTAGGTGATGCCGATGATACATCACCCTTTGGAGACTTTTAATGTTTGGTAACCATTATTACAATAGAACAATAAGACGACTGACCGTTGCCTTTGGCTCATTATTCAATGACATAAAAATCGCAAGATATAATCCTGATGGTTCAATTAACCAGATGATTCAGGTTCCTCTTTCTTATGGTCCAGGTCAAAAATGGTTCCGTGTGCGCGAACGTGCCGAAATAGATGGTGCGGTAGAGGGCATAGCCTCCCTTAGAAACATTCTCCCAAGAATGAGCTATTCTCTTGATAACATCGTGTTTGATGCCGAGAGGATGACCAATACCTATAACAAGATGGCTATATGCGAAAATGGAAGACCAACCAAAATTCAAAGTGCGAGGGTTCCATTCAACCTGAACTTCTCATTGCATATCCTGACGAAAAAGACAGAAGACTCATTACAGATTCTTGAGCAGGTTCTTCCTTACTTCACTCCAAGCGTTCAGTTGCCTGTGATTGATATGCCTGAGCTTGGCATAGTTTCAAACATTCCATTTGAGCTTGAAGACATTTCTCAGGATGATAACTGGGAAACCGATTTAAAAGAACCAAGAGAACTTATCTGGACACTGACGTTCGTGGCTAGGGCTTGGTTATACTTCCCGACGAAAGACTTGAATTTGGGTGGTGGATTGATTGAAACAGTCTATGTTCCATACTACAACTATATTCCTAATGGAACAGATACTCCAACCGGCATGATGCATTTATCGGCATACAAAAGTGCCGGTTGTGATATTCTTCCGGAATCTACCGACATCTATCCAGACATGACATTGGATATGGATAGTTTTGTTGCTTCTGATGTCATTTCCGCCAAATATCTGGTTCTTGTTGAAGACCCCGAAGGAATTGTGTTCAGAACCCAATACCAGATTCTGGTTACACACAATGGAACCAGCGTTGCTTTCACACGATACAACGAAATGGGTGATACAATACTTCATACCTATTCGGCTATCATTGAAGATGGAAGGGTAAAAATCAAGGTCACAAATAACCAGACCATCCCGCTTCAGATAAAATTCATACGCATGGAAATGAGAGAACCTACAAATGGCTAATAACTGCGTCGTAACACAAACCTTTGACATTCCTGCCGGTGAGAATTTACTGTGCTTCACCCTTGGGGCACAAAATTTCAAAAACATCAAATGGATTGTTACCATAAAAGAAGAGACCACAAACAGGGTTCATGCCTATGAAGTATCGGCTACCTACACCCTAAGTCCAATCGCACCAACATTCACTAAATATGCATTGATAGGTGATGATATTGACCATGAGTTTGTCATGACCTACAACAACACAAGCATGTTGTTTGAAATGAGTGTCGTAAACAATGAAGCGCAAGCCATCAAGGTTTACTTCGGAGAAATCGAACGAATAGAATGATGGATGGAGATTCATTATGGGAAAGAATTCAGTAACACAAAAACTCGATGAAGCACTAGGTATAGCCAAGACACTTCTTGATGAATCTGATACCAACGAAATCGTTTTATCACCAGAAAGACCTCCTGCACTTCGTACACCACAATACGATACCGACTTGGAGAATGACTACAGGGATACCAGAGACACCCTTAAATCGCTTGTGACGAAGGCTGAACTTGCCCTTGATGGATTGCTCGAAATAGCCAAGGAATCGGAACACCCGCGAACCTATGAGGTTGCATCGACCCTTATCAAGACCATATCTGAAGTGACAAAGGAATTGATGTCTCTACAGAAGACCATGAGAGACTTGAAAACAGAACAGTCGAAAAAAGATTCTGGCGGAAACATGACTGTCGAGAAGGCAGACAATGTGACCAACCAGACAATCGTATTCAACGGAACCACCAAGGAGCTACAGGAAATGCTGAAACAGGCAAGACTTGGCAATGTGGTAGACAATGTAATAGATTCAGATGGCTAGACACACAACAAAAGTCAATGGGGTTGATGTAACAACCTATCTTGGGAACCAGAGGCTAAAGGGTCTATATAACAAGATACCCATGACCCAGAAGCAGGTTTTGGAGTATGCCCGTTGCGCCGAAGACCCAATCTACTTCATTGAAAAATATGTAAAGGTAATCTCTCTTGACAAGGGTTATATCCCCTTTACCCTGAGACCATACCAACACAGGGTCATCAACACAATCAATTCAAACCGATATACCATTATACGCCAAGGTCGCCAATCCGGAAAAACAGTTACCGTTGGTGCATGGTTGTTGTGGTATATCCTTTTCAACGACACCAAGAATTGTTGTATCATAGCCAACAAAGCCAGTCTTGCCAGAAGCCACTTGGACAAAATCAAGAAATCCTACGAAGGATTGCCCCTATGGATGCAGCAAGGCGTAAAAACATGGAACAAGGGTAATATCGAACTGGAAAATGGTTCGGCTATCATTGCGGCAGCTACGTCTTCAAGTTCGATTCGTGGTGAAACAATGAACGTGGTCTATCTTGACGAATGGGCATTCGTGCATCCAAACATGCAGGAAGAGTTCATGACATCAACCTATCCCGTTATTACTTCCGGTACAGAGTCGAAGATTATTGTTACATCCACTCCAAACGGAATGGAAATGTATTACAAGATGTGGATGGATGCGGTCGAGGGAAGAAGCAAGTATGCTTATGTTGACGTTCACTGGAAGGAAGTTCCCGGACGCGATGACAATTGGGCAAAAGAGTTTATTGCCAACACATCACAGAGACAGTTCAACCAAGAAATTTGTTGCGAATTTCTCGGTTCTGCCCATACGCTTATTGAAAGCCATAAACTGAGAAGCATGGTATGGAAAAATCCTGTCTGGGAAGATGCCGAGGGTAAGACAAAGATTTACAAATCTCCCGTTGCCGGAAATTCTTATGCCATCACGGTAGACTGTTCTGAGGGTGTTGGTTATGACTATTCAGTCATTGACGTGTTTGATTGCAGCAAATTACCCTATGAACAGGTTGCGATATACCGATGTAACATGACATCACCACAGGTTTTACCAGAAATCATCTACAAACTGGGCAAGACCTATAATGATGCACTGGTTCTTATTGAATTGGGTGGCGGAACCCTTGGAATAGGCAACGATGTTGCCAATATCCTTTATGGAGAACTGGAATATGACAACATGGCAGTAATCAGTGCGTCTGAAAAGAAAGGTCAGGTCATGAACGGTGGTTTTGGAGGAAAGGTTCAATATGGAATAAAAATGACACCCGCAGTAAAGGCATCCGGCTGCTCTACACTGAAAAACCTTATAGAAACCGACAAGTTGGTCATTAATGACTACACAACCTTTTCGGAATTGACAACATTCATTATGACATCAAAGAGTTGGGCTTCCGAACCTAACAAGCATGACGATACCACAATGACTCTGGTACACTTCTCATGGATGCTAAACCAACCCTATTTCAATGAAGTCATGAATATCGATGATGGTCTCAGAAAGAGGCTATATGAAGAAAAATTGAAGAGAATAGAGCAAGAACTGACTCCCGTTGGATTTTTTGTTACAGGGAATCCTGAAGTCGATGGAGTCGAGTATATGGTAGAGGGTGGGGAAATCTGGCAGAAGGCATAACCATGGAAAAGGGGGATTCTATAAATAGAATGAAGGATAAAGCATAATCCATGTGAACCTTACCCTTACAGAATAATAATCAAAGGAGAATAAAAGATGGCATTCCAACTAAGTCCAGCCGTTGAAGTCAAAGAACAGGATTTGACTTTGGGCATACCTGCCGTAGCAACCAGTATAGGTGCAGTTGCAGGTGGTTTCCAATGGGGTCCCGTTGATGAAATCAGAACAGTATTCAGCGAACCAAATCTTGTGGCTCAGTTTGGAAAACCAAACAATGATGTTGCCGCATACTGGTTTTCTGCCGCAAACTTTTTGGCATACGGAAACAACCTTAAGGTTGTTCGCGTCGTAGGAAACAGTGCCTTAAACGCAACAAATACCGGAACCGGTGTTCTTGTCAAAAATGATAACGACTATGAAAGATTGGTTGGAACACTGCCATATGCCTTTGTTGCAAAATATGCAGGTGTTCTTGGAAACGGTCTTGAAGTTCACGCATGTGATGAAGATGGTTTTGATGCATGGGAATATAAGGGAGCTTTTGATAGCGCACCTTCTGCTTCAGGCAATGAAATTCACATCGTTGTTGTTGATGGAAATGGAGATTGGACAGGCGTTCCAAATTCAATCCTTGAAAAATATGAATATGTTTCTACCGTTGTTGGAACAAAATCTTCTGACGGAACAAACATTTACTTCAAGGAACAAATCAACCGCAGGTCAAAATACGTTCGTGTTGGTGACAATGCAGCAACGGCATTGGCAAATGGTCTTGCAGGTGGAGGAACCGCTACCGGAACAGCATCGGTGCCAGAGTCAGTATCTCAAGGATTCCTGTCAATTGCTTCAGAAACTGAAGTTCTTAACGTCACAGAAAACTTCGAGTCATGGTATACAGTTGTTGTGATAAACCAGTCAACATTGACCACACTTGTTGAAGGAACTCATTATACAAAAGATGCAACAACAAACACAGTGACATTGATTGACACACCAGCATCTTCTGCCGGTGACGACATTGACGTAATTGTTACGCCTACAGCGGCAGGTTCTATTGTCGTTTCCGGCTCAACTTTCGATGTTGATGACACAATTTCTGTGACTTTGGGAGCAACACCTCTGGTTGAAGGAACTCATTATACAAGAACCGCACCATCAACAATCGTTTTGATTGACAGTGCAACTACCTATTCTGGTGGAGCATTGAGCGTTGTTGTAGCAAGCACATATTATTCTGCAACATTGACTGGTGCAGTAGATGATAACACTGGTGTTGACTTGACCGATGGTTACAGTCTGTTCCAAGATGCAGAAACTGTTGATATCCAATTGTTTATCACTGGTCCAGCTACCATGACAGAAGCAAAATGGGCTATCGACAACGTGGGCGAATATCGCAAAGACTGCGTTGTGTTCGTATCTCCTGACAGGGATTCGGTTGTAAACAACCCAGACAATGAAATGGATGACTGTATCACTTATTACAGCACATTCCCAAGTTCATCTTATGCGTTTGCCGACAATAACTGGAAGTACCAGTATGACAAATACAATGACGTTTACCGTTGGGTTCCGTTGAATGGTGATATCGCAGGTCTTGCGGCTCGTACTGATGACGTTGCCGAACCTTGGTTCTCACCTGCCGGTTATAGTCGCGGTCAAATCAAGAACGTGGTTAAACTGGCTTGGAATGCCAAGAAGACTCATAGGGATGAATTGTACAAAAACCGCATCAATGCTGTTTGTACATTTGCCGGTGATGGAACTGTTCTGTTTGGTGACAAGACAATGTTGTCTCGCCCAAGCGCATTCAGTCGCATCAACGTGCGTAGGTTGTTTATCACTCTTGAAAAAGCGATTGCTACTGCTGCCAAGTTCCTGTTGTTCGAATTCAATGACGACTTCACAAGGGCACAGTTTGTCAATTTCGTCGAACCTTATCTGCGTGATGTACAGGGTCGTAGAGGTATCTACGACTTCAGGGTCAAGGCTGATGAAACAAACAACACAGGTGAGGTTATCGACAGAAACGAATTCATCGGTGACATCTATATCAAACCAGCACGTTCTATCAATTACATCACACTGAACTTCATTGCAGTAAGAACAGATGTAACCTTTGAAGAAGTCGGCGCGTAATAAATAGAACAAATAGGAGAATAAAAGAATGAGAATTACAGACTTTAAAGCCCAACTTAAAGGTGGTGGCGCAAGGAACAGTCTATTCCATGTCGATATGTCATTCCCCGGTTTTGCTGGCAATAGAAGCGACGACGAGAAGCTGCACTTCACTTGTAAGGCAGCTTCACTTCCTGCATCAACAATTCCTGCGATTGAAGTGCCTTATATGGGTAGAAAAATCAAGGTTGCCGGAAACAGAACTTTCGAAGAGTGGACAATCACTGTTATCAATGACACTGACTTCAAGGTGCGTAATGCCTTTGAGCGTTGGATGGATAGGATAAACTCACATGCAGGGAACGTGGGTCTTGATTGGGGTCGTTTGACTCGCGATGCGGCTATCACCCAATACGATAGAAGCGGAAAGAAAATCAAGAAGTATCTGTTCAAGGATATTTTCCCAACAACTTTGGGTGCAATCGAGATGTCTTGGGATAGTGATACCGTTGAAGAATTCACAGTTACGTTGTCTTTCAACTACTGGACTTCTGATACTACATCGTAATAAGTGACCTAAATAGATAATATGTAGGGCAACCAAGAGTTGCCCTTTTCAAATTATCTGGAGAATATAATGGCAAAATTTTTAGGATTCAATATTCCGAGCTTCGGCATCAAGCAACTTGATGTAGAACCGCCTCAACAAAATACATCATTTGTTCCGAAACGAGAAGACGATGGTGCCATTGAGGTAAGCGTCAGGGAGCAGGGAGGTATTGTTGCCGGTGGTATACAGGCTACCGTGTATAATCCTGAAGCAGAATTCCTAGAACAATCCAATCTCATAATTAAATACCGTAATATGGCGCTTCATCCAGAAGTGGATGAAGCCATTTCCAATATTTGTAATGATGCCATAACCGACGGAGACGATAGGGATGTTGTTGCTATCCGTCTTGATGGTGTTAAATTGAACAATAAAGACCTGTCAGAAAACATCAAGACAAAAATATCCGATGAATTCAATAATGTTCTTCGCCTGTTGGATTTTAATGAAACTGGTTATGAGCGTTTCAGGGATTGGTATATCGATGGAAGGATTGTTTATCACGTCATCATCGATGATAAAAAACCAAAGGATGGCATCAAAGAAGTTCGTTGGATAGACCCATGCAACATAAAGAAAGTCAGGGAAGTCATAAAAGACAGGGATTCTATTGGAAATGAAATAGTCAAGGGTATCAGGGAATATTACATGTATTCCGAAAAGATTAATGTCTCCAAGAGCAATACAGCAAAGAATGCCCAGAGCATTTACGCGAGAGAGATTATCATAAAACCGGAAGCAATCGTTAATGTGTCATCCGGTCGTTTTGCGGAAGACAAAAAAACTGTTGTTGGATTCCTCCATAAATCAATAAAGCCTCTGAATGATTTGGTCAGTATGGAAAATGCTGCCGTTATCTACAGGCTCACCCGCGCACCTGAGCGCAGGATATTTTATATCGATGTCGGTAACCTGCCAAAGAACAAGGCAGAACAATATGTCAGTGACATGATGAACCGCTACAAAAATACCATGGTTTATGATGCCACAACAGGTGTCGTGCAAAACGCAAATCGCCACATGACAATGCTCGAAGACTTCTGGCTACCAAGACGCGAAGGCGGAAAGGGAACCGAGATAACAACATTGGCTGGTGGTCAAAACCTTGGTGAAATACAAGATATCGAATTCTTCCAGAAAAAACTATACAGGTCTCTGGATATTCCATTATCAAGGATTGCTCAAGATGCAAGAATCAACTTTGGTCGCCAGACTGAAATCAACAGGGATGAACTGAATTTTGCCAAACACATCAACAGGCTAAGGAAGCGTTATACCCTACTGTTTTCACAACTACTTGAAAAGCAGGTTGTTCTTAAAAAGATAATGACTGCCGATGAATGGTTAGGTATCTGTGACCAGATTCGCTTTGAGTTTTTGGAAGATGCCTATATTTCAGAATCAAAAGAAGCCGAAATACTGAAAGCCAGAGTTGAACTCGCAAGCAATATGGAAGATGCTATTGAGAAAGGATACTATTCAAGACTATGGGTTCGCCTGAATGTATTGAAGCAGACCGAAGAAGAAATTGAAGAAATCAAGAAACAGCGCGAAGAGGAAAAGGCTGAAAATCCTGAAGCCGAATCTGACGAAGATGACAATGGAGATTATGGAAAGGACTTCAATGACGACAATAATATTCCCCAACAAGACCAAAATGCCGATAGTGGGGATGAAGATGCAGCAAATGCAGAGGTTGACCAACAAAACAGGGAAGCCGATGCAGAAGCACAGAGGCAGGAAGTACAAGCCAAACAGGATATGAAGTCACAGTCTGAACTGGCTGACCAAGAAGAAAGAAAAGCCAAGGCGAAACGAGGCTAAGTTCTTGTTTCCATAAATACCGTATAGATAATATGTCTAATGGTCAAATTCATTTGGAGAAAAAAAATGACTGATACAACACAATTGGTAGAAGCAATGTTGAATAGGGATACCGTTCTGGTTCATGAACTATTCAATGAAGCCATGATGGGAATTATTGCTGACCGTCTTGACGAAAAACGTGCCGAAATTTCCAAAAAACTTTTTGAGAAAAAGTCATGCAAAGAAGGCTGCGATGGTGAAATGGATGGTGAAGAGGATAATATGGATGATTTGGAAGAAGGCGAATCCTTCAAATCTGATGACGGAAATGATGAAGCCCCTGTTGGTGGAACCAAGCCAGCAAAACCCAATATGAAAAAGGGTGATGCCGCAGCGGAAAAGACTATCAAGTCTGATGATGGTCGCGTAGAAACCAAGGCGTAATCCATGAGCAAGCCAAACGCACATATTGAAGAGACATTGGTCTTGGTGCAAGAGTGTCAAGACCTTTTTGCGTTGCTTGAATCCGAAACAAGCCAAGAAGAACTTGACGAGGCTCTTATAAGGAAAAAAGTCGTTCGTGGAAGAAAATTGGTAAGAAAGTTAAAATGTACAAATCCAAACCAGATTCTTGTTAATGGAACATGTAAAAATAAAACAGCCGCAAGACGTATATCGTTAAAAAAGGCAAAACGAAAAGAAGTAAGAACCAAAAAAGCAGATGTATCTGGAAAGAAAATGGCTATCAGAAAAATGAAAAAGTCCATCCAGAAAAGGAAAGCATTTGGTTTAACACGCGGAGGTTGAAGGAGACTAGAATGAGGCTTATAAGAGAAGATATCGAAGAGGTAAAACTGATTGTCGAGGCAAAAGAGAACGGCAAGAAAGACTATCTGATTGAATGTATCATGCTCCAAGCGAACCTGAAGAACCGTAATGGTCGCATATACCCCAAAGAGGTTATGCGTAACGAGGTAAACAGGTATATCAAGGAATCGATTAACCGTGGAACTGCCTATGGCGAACTGGGTCATCCAGATGGACCAAAAATCAACGAGGATAAAATTTCTCACCGCGTTCTGTCTCTGAGAGAAGATGGGGACAACTATATCGGTAAGGCGCAAATTTCAAGTACACCAATGGGAAGTATCGTTAAGGGTCTTCTTGATGATGGAGGTAACTTGGGGGTTTCTTCTAGGGGTCTAGGCTCACTGAAAGAATCAAATGGTGTTAATATTGTACAACCAGACTTCCGTCTTGTTACAGCAAGTGACATCGTAATCGACCCGTCGGCACCCGATGCCTATATCAATGGAATCATGGAAGGAAAAGAGTGGGTCTGGGATAATGGAATATTGGTGGAGCATGTGATAGATAGCCACAAAAAAATCATTGAAAGGGCTTCTATTATCAATCTTGAAGAAAAAATGATGATGGTTTTTGCCGACTTCCTACAGAAGTTGAACGGAAATCAGTAATCATATAAATAACATTTATAGAAGCTAACAGAGCTTGAAAAAGGAGATAAACAAAATGTCTGATAATAAAGTTCAAATTTCTGAACAATTGGCTGCCATGTTCACGGGCACAGAATTGACAGAAGATTTTACTGCCAAGGTGACTTCACTTTTTGAAGCTGCTGTTGAAAAAGCTGCCGACGAAAAGGCTTCCGAGAAGTCTGCTGAAATGGATGCAGAAAAAGAAAAAGAAGTTGCTGACAAAATCGAAGAAGAAGTTTCAGCAATGGCAGAAAGGGTAAATGACTATCTTACCTACGTTGCCGAAGAATGGATGGAAAGGAATGCATTGTCTATTGAGCAAGGTATCCGCACAGAATTGTCTGAGAATTTCATTTCTCAAATGATTAATGTATTCAAGGAAAACTACGTTGACCTTCCAGAAGAAAAATACGACTTGATTGCCAGTTTGAAGAGCAAGCAAGCAAAACTCGAAGAAAGCCTGAATGCTCAAATCGAAAAGAATATGCAATTGACCAAAGACCTGAAAGAAGAAAAACGTCTTGCAGTGTTCAATGGAATTGCGAAAGACTTGACTGATACACAGGTCGAAAGGCTTCGTGGTCTTGTTGAGGGCATTGATTATGAAGATGAAGAATCTTACAGTGAAAGGCTGACCCTTGTCAAAGAGAATTACCTTGGAGACAAATCAGCATCAAAGGTTGATACACAGACTCTTAAAGAGGAATTTGTATCAGAAGAAACCCGCGTTGTTGACCAAGGCATGTCCTCTTTGGTAGCCGCACTGGATAGGGTTAATCGCATGTAATATGCGGAAAACTCGAATTCACTAAATAATTATAAGCAAAAAAAGGAGACTTTCCAAAATGAGTAACTACACTCTGACAGAAGAAATCAAGAAGAAATGGGAACCTGTGCTTGACCACAAATCAATGCCCGAAATCAAAGACAACTACAAACGTCTGGTGACCAATATCGTTCTTGAAAACCAAGCACGTTTCTCGGCATCAAAAGGCATGAATGGTTTTGCGCCAGAAATGATTTCCGAAGCCGTTACATCATCTGCTGCACCAAACATCACTGGTGGTACACAGCTTCAAGGTACAACACATATGGCTAACTGGGACCCAGTATTGGTTTCTCTTGTTCGCCGTTCAACACCAAACCTTTTGGCTTTCGATGTTGCTGGCGTACAGCCAATGACTGGACCAACCGGTCTGTTGTTCGCAATCCGCGCAAAATACACTCAACCAAATGGCGCAGAAGCAGGCTACAATGAAGCCAACTCTGCATTCTCTGGTGCAGGAACACATGGCGGAGCAACCGATGGTTTCACCGATGCTCAACTTGACCTGATTCTTGGTGCAGCGGCACACACCGATTCAACAACCGGTACATCAATGCCAACAGCCACTGGTGAAAGACTGGGTGCTGAAGGTGGTACTGCGTGGGCAGAAATGGGATTCTCAATCGAGAAGACAAGCGTTGTTGCCGGTACTCGTGCCCTGAAAGCAGAATACACCACTGAATTGGCACAAGACTTGAGAGCAATCCACGGTCTTGACGCTGAAGCAGAATTGGCTAACATTCTGACAACAGAAATCTTGGCTGAACAAAACCGCGAATTGATTCGTACAATCAACATCTCTGCAAAACTTGGTGGTGGAGCAGTTGCCGGTGGTCTTGACCTTACACCAGTTAGTGGTGAAAGTGATGGTCGTTGGTTCGTAGAACGCTTCAAGCGTCTTGTGTTCCAAATGGAAATTGAAGCTAACCGTATCGCCAAAGACACTCGTCGTGGTCGCGGTAACTTCATTATCTGTTCATCTGACGTTGCTTCTGCAATCGCGATGGCTGGTATCCTTGACTATTCTCCTGCAATGCAAACAAGCCTGTCCGTAGATGACACAGGTAACTTGTTCGCAGGTGTTATCAACGGTCGTATCAAAGTATATGTTGACCCATATGCAAGCACAAACTATGTGACCGTCGGTTACCGTGGTTCCAACCAGTTCGACGCGGGTATCTTCTGGGCACCTTATGTTCCTCTGGAAATGGTTCGCGCAGTTGGTGAGAACAGCTTCCAACCAAAAATTGGTTTCAAAACTCGTTACGGTATCGTTGCAAACCCATTCGCAACTATCGCTGACCCAGTTGCAACCAGTAATGTTGGTAGCCAAACAGGTCTTGCTGCCGGTACAAACATGTACTACCGCAAGTTCTTGGTAATCAACCTGATATAATAACAATAAAGTCAGGATTCAAAGGGAGCTTCGGCTCCCTTTTTTTATTCCATAAATAATGGTATAACAGCGAGGTTAAGCAATGTCCACTATTTGTGTAAACGAAACAGACCAGAATTTATTAACGGCATCGAGGTTCATCCTGTCAATACCAAGGATACCCGAAACCGTCTATTTTGTTCAGACCGCATTGCTGCCATCCATGTCTTTACAACAGATTACACAACCAACACCAGTGGTTGATTATCCACTAAATGGAACCAAGCTGACATTCGAACCCCTGATTATTACATTCCCAATCAATGAATCGATGTCAAACTACAGGGCTATACAACAATGGATGTTGGATATCGCAGACCCAGAAGATACTGACAACAGGGTAGAGGAACAGAGACAACTTTTTTGTGATTCGAGACTTGTTGTCATGCGCGAAAGAGGTTCTGCTGTTGGAACATTCGTTTTCAAAGACATGTTTCCTATAAACCTGTCAGACATTACGTTTGACGTGAGTTCACCCGATAACCCCATATTGGCTACAGCGACATTCGCATACTCAATTTTCTATCTGGAATAATTGGACTATCTCTTGTCATGTGACATGTGATATACTGTCGTGAAATTAAAACTGATTTATGGTGATATCATGAAACTAGAAGACATCCGAGTCGAATGGAAAGCAGACAGCAAGATTGAAGATGAACTGAAACTGGATAACGAATCCCTGAGAACTGCATCACTTCACCAGAAGTATATGGATATGCTTTCCCAAGAATCCTACACACTGAAAAAATTGTATGGCGAAAAGACCCGCATATATAAAGAGAAGTGGCTTTATTATTCTGGGAAAGCCTCACCTGAAGTCTATAAAGAGAAGGGTGTATTTCAGCATAAGGTTTTGAAGAACGACTTGGAGATGTTCATCGAATCGGATGATGAGTATCTCGAAAAGAAACTGCAAATAGACTATCAGGAAGAGAAGGTCAAATTCCTTGAGAGTGTCATTAAACAGATAAGCCAAAGAGACTGGCAAATCAGAAATGCTATTGAGTGGCGAAAGCTGTCTGGGATTTGGGATGGAATGTAACAATACAAATACATGTAATACTACTACTGTTACAGAGCAGATTACTGTTACTAAGCTGAATGATGTCTACCTGAAAATAAAGGCTGAACCCCATATTATCAAGGAAGCCAGTCAGTATTTCACATTTGCCGTTCCCAATGCACAATTCAGTCCGCAGTTCAGGAAGAAGCATTGGGATGGAAAAATCAAGTTGCTTGACATGCGTTCTGGAAAATTGTATGTCGGGCTTCTTTCACACCTGAAAAAATTTGCTGACAACTTTGGCTATTCAGTCGTATTGAATGATGATATCTTCCCAAAGAATAACATCACGCCAGAGAATGTGGTTGGCTTCTGTGACCACATAAAACCCCATAGCAAGAACAATCCGATAAAACACCATGACTACCAATACAAGGGAACCTACCTAGCGTTAAACCGCCGCAGAACGCTTCTGGTGTCACCTACTGCTTCAGGCAAGTCTCTTATCATCTATTCGATAATTCGAGCTATTATGGGCATGGGAGAGCTTTCAGACAGGAAGTTGTTGATTATTGTTCCTACCACATCACTGGTTGAACAGATGTATTCCGATTTTTCGGATTATTCAAGCCACAATGGTTGGAATACAGAAAAGCATTGCCACAGGATTTATTCCGGTATGGACAAGACTTCCGACAAACGCATATTCATATCGACTTGGCAATCCATCTATGACTTCCCAAAAGAATACTTCGACCAATTCGGTTCTGTCATTGTTGACGAGGTTCATCTTGCCGAAGCATCGTCTATAAAAGGCATCATGGAAAAACTTGAGTCTTGTCCATACAGGATAGGATTGACAGGAACATTGAAAGATGCCAAGACCCACAGGCTGACACTGGAAGGTTTATTCGGAAGGTCATACCAGATTGAAACCACCAAGAACCTTATGGATAGGGGTCATATTACTCCACTGCATATTGACATCGCCGTACTGAAATACAACAAGAAAATACTGGATGATTTTGTCAGGTTCATGAAAGTTGAACAGGATGAAGCCAAGAAGACAAGAAAGAAATTTTCTCCCTATCAATCCGAGATGCGATTCATATGCCAGTTGGGAATACGCAACCTGTTTATACGAAACCTTGCATTGGAGCTTGAGGGCAATACCCTCGTCTTGTTCCAGTTTGTCGACAAGCATGGGGTGATATTACGAGACCTGATAGAGACAGAATGCCCACCAGACAGGAAGGTATTTTTTGTCGTAGGAAAAACTGACACCGATGCCAGAGAAGAAGTAAGAAGAATTGTAGCAAAAGAGAATAATGCTATCATACTGGCAAGCTATGGTGTGTTCTCAACAGGAATCAATATACCAAATCTACATAATGGAATATTTGCATCTCCTTATAAATCCAAGGTGAAGGTACTACAATCGATAGGTCGGGGTCTGAGAAAACATGAATCAAAAGACGTGTTCAATCTCTATGATATAAGCGACGACCTAAAGATAAAAGATGTTGATAATTATGGATTAAAACATTGTTTTGAGCGAATTGCTATATATGATAGAGAGCAATTTGAATATGATATTACTACATGCGAGGTTGAATAATGAAATCATCATTTGAAGAACAGATAGCCAAGTACAAACAGTTTCCTGAACTGACTGCCTATATTGCAAGAATGAATGATGGTAGCAGAATCATTTTTCTTCATGAGTACAATAACCTGAATGACTTTTCAAAACTATTTGGTGATATTGTTGTGAGATATCCTCTTTCCATACAATCCAATAAGGGCGAGTTGGATTTTGCTCAATATGCCGAGTTTGGTCAGGAAGATGTCTTGATAAATTTTTCCGATAAAAAATCATTGGCTAAACCGGTTGATTCAATTGCCATTGCCTATTATATGGCGGTTCGCAGAATTCGATTTGCAATCGAGAATGTAGAACTTGCTGATAAAATAATGAGCATGGCTATCACCAATATGGCTAGTAGCAAGAGTAACAATTCATTGACAGAATCCGATTTAAAGAAAGCCATACTCAATTCACTGGATTTGATTATTGATTCTGCTGATGGTGACTATTCAGATGAAATTATTGACAGGATAATGTTTAATGAACAAGCTAAGACTGAAGTCAATAATGATGATAATACGGATAGTAACATTGTTGATATCAAGGATAAGATTGGGAAGGGTAGTACAATACTGCACTAATAAGTCTCTAATATATTTAAAACATATTAGAGTTATTTAAAAGAATTAAATTAATTCTTGAAACCGCTACACCGGCAAGTGTAAATCTAAATTGGCAGTCTGTCAATGATTATATAGTCCAAAGTTATTATGCGACGTTACTTAAAAGTAATGGTGGGATTTTATGTCTATAACAATAATTAATATAAATATGGCTCAGGAGGGCTTCTTATGTTACCACCATTAAAATTTCAATGCACAATAGAAACATTGCTATCATATATCATTGTGGTTGCGTTTGTTTGTGCTTTGATTGTTTTTGGAATGAGAACCGAAAGACATCTTATTGGCACTGACTGCAAGAAGGGAAGTGTCATTTCCATTGAAGGTGAAAGATACCTTTGTCAAAAAATTAAATTGGACTCATATAAGTCTTGATTTATTGTCTATATCTGGTATATTGACCAGAACCATAACACAACATACAGTCTGGATATCATGAAAAAACAAGATTCAAATACTGAATTGCTTGTTGTTGATAATGATGATGACCTGCTGGAAGTTATCGGAAGTGAGCTTGAACGCGAATTATTAAAGAATGTGCCCGATAAGGATAACACAAGTCATTACGTCAACAATAAGGAATTACTTAAAGCCATCGTTGCCTATAAAAAAGAATGTGATGATGCGGAAGCCCTTGGTAAACCATTGCCGAGGGTATCCGATTATATTGGCTATTGCTTCATAAAGATGTCTGAGAGGATTGCTACCAAGCCATGCTTCAGGAATTATCCTCACATAGAAGAAATGGTTGGTGATTCAATCGAGAACTGCCTGAAGTATGTACGCAATTTTGATGAAACAAAAAGTAATCCATTTGCCTACTATTCAACATTTATTCACAATGCATTCTTTCGTCGCATAGAGACCGAAAAGAAACAGCTATATGTTCAAGCCCTGAAGGTTCGACGTATGGGTAATCTTGAGGATTCCTATGATGTCATGGATGAAGATGAAGCAGACTATCACAACACCCATGTCGCATTTTTGCAGGAAAATGGTGATGATATCATTACCGATTTTGAGACCCGCCTGAAAAAGAAAAGGGATAAGGTCAATCTTCGCAAAAAAGAAAAGGTTGTGGCAAAAGGTCTTCTTGATAAAGCAAAAAAGAAACCCAAGGCGGAAAAATGAATATGTCACAGATTGCTTGAAAACATTTTGTGATGAAGTGGGTCTAAGCTATAAATGTATGCTTCAGGTTTCCAGAGGAAAAAATAGGCAACATCGCGGCTTCAGGGTTCTTAGTAAATCATAACCGGTGGTATAACCATCAAGGAGGTGTCAGACTATGAAGATTGCATTCATAACTGACCAACACTTTCGGTGTTCGTAATGACTCGGAGTATTTCTTTGCCAACCAGATGGAATTCTACAACAAGGTATTCTTTCCATATCTGGAAGAGCATTGTATAAAGACTCTTGTGAATTTTGGTGACCTGACTGACAGGAGAAAGTATGTCAACTTCAAGACATTGAATGGTATGCGTACCGAATATATCATGAAGTTGGCTTCGATGGGTATCACACAACATAATGTTGTTGGTAATCATGATGTGTTCTATAAAAACACCAATGATGTTAATTCCCTGACAGAACTGTTTCAATCTGTTCCAAACTTTCATATTCATTCTGAACCAACACACCTGAATTTTGATGGTCTTGAAGTGGCTGTGATGCCATGGATAAACCATGAGAACTTCGAGTCTTGTCGAGAGTTCATTAATGCATCAAGTGCCAAGGTTCTGTTTGGTCATTTGGAACTGAAGGGTTTTGAAATGTATCGAGGCTCTGTGATGACTGAGGGATATGACTGGCGCATGTTCCAGAAGTTTGAAGAGGTCTATACAGGTCACTATCATCACAAGTCAAGTAACTATAACATCCACTATCTGGGTGCGCCATGCGAATACACATGGAGTGACTATGCGGATGACAGGGGCTTCCATGTCTATGATACCGATACAAGAATGATTGAGTATATCAAGAATCCCTACAAGATGTTCCATAAGGTCTATTATGATGACAGCAAGATAACAGACCCCTTCAAGCGCAAAAAGTTGTTGTCTTTGTTTGATGGTGGAAAGGATAAGTATGCCGGATGTTATGTCCGTGTTGTGGTGAACCAGAAGGATGACCCGACACTGTTTGATGCCATTCTGGATATACTGCACAGCGCGAATCCGGTTGACATATCGGTCGTTGATAATGTTGTTGATGTGGTCGCCGAAGAGTTGAATGAAACTGTTGAGGTAGATATGGCAGAAGATACATTGACCATATTGCATAAATCCATCTCAACAATGTCATTCAGTGACGACGAGAAAATTGAGGTTGGTAAAATTTTAACTAGCCTGCATGAAGAGGCTTTGATGGAGACCTATGATAATGGCTAACCGATATAGGGTATATAGAAATTTGAGAACAGGTAGCTATTCAATCAAAGATGTTAAACTGGACTTGGTTGTTGCTCACTGTTCGGGTATACTGTTGGCTAACTGTGAATTGGTTATTAACCAGTCTGGAAAAAATCGGGCGATTGCCACCCATCAAAGGAATGTACATGCATTTATTGAGGGTGAGATTGTCAAGGTATATGGTCTCGAACAATTCAAGGGAAGACATATTGAAACAACAGGTTCCATGTATGATGTCTCCAATGCAGTGATAGCAGAGACAAGGGTCACCTATAATCCATTTTCAGAACTGGGTTTTGTTGACCTGAAGGGAAATGAATTTCCAAAACAGGTTGATTATATTGAGTGTGGTTTTGATTCAGAAACCGGAAGGTCAACAATAACTGCAATTCGAGTTATGTCATATGATTATATTTAAGAGGCTTTCGTGGAAAAATTTCCTTTCAACAGGAAATGTTCCTATCGAGATTTTTTTGAACAGTTCTCAGAACACCCTGATTGTAGGAAAGAATGGTGCAGGCAAGTCAACCATATTGGATGCGCTTACCTTTGCATTATTTGGTAAGCCATTCAGGAAGATTGGCAAGAATGGTCTTATCAATTCAATTAACGGCAAAGACTGTCTTGTTGAGGTTGACTTCCAGATAGGAACCAATGAATACACCATAAGGCGAGGAATAAAGCCGAACTTGTTTGACATAGAAATGAATGGTGTTCCCTTGAACCAGAGTGCAGCTATCACTGACTTTCAGGTTCATCTTGAATCAAACATATTGAGGCTGAATTATAAATCGTTCACCCAGATTGTTATCTTGGGTTCTAGGGCTTTTGTTCCATTCATGCAATTGAGTGCCGGTGACAGAAGGGTAATCATTGAAGACCTTCTTGACATCACCATATTCTCTTCAATGAACAAAATCCTGAAGGGCAAGGTCGATGCATTAAATGAAGAAGTCACCAAGACAGATTCACAAATCAGGTATTGCTCTGAAAAGATAACCTTGCAGGAAGGTTATATCACAACACTGGAAAGCCAGAACCAGTCGGTGGTTCAACAGAAGCAAAATGAAATTGATGAACTTGATGCATTGATTCAACAACTCAATGTTCATATCAATGCATCGAATGAAAAGATTGATGAACTGGAATCTGGGATTGTCGATAAGGATGAAGTCAGGGCAAAGATAGCCAAGCTGAAATCGTTTGATATCAAGATTGAAACCAACAAGGATAGAAAGTGTCGTGAACTGGATTTTTTCCATGACACGGCAGAATGCCCATCCTGCAAACAAACCATTGGTTCTGAACATAAACAAAACATGGAAGGAACCTTGGAAAAAGATATTGAAGACTTGTCGGTTACATTGAATCGTTTGCATGAAGACCTGAAAAAGTATACTGACCGTTTGGTTGAAATCAATGAAACCATGGATGAAATATCGGATATAAAGAACCATATTCTATCCGAATCAAACAAGCGTCAGATGTACAGAGACAGGAAGTTAAAGCTGAATGCAGAAATCTCTTCAAGTATATTGAATGATTCTGTATTGACAGAACAGAAAGACGTACTGGATGGATTCAGGCAGGAACTCTCGCAGGCGCAGGCGTGTAGGCTCGCGCAGGAGAAGACCAAGCGTTATAATGATATAGCCACCAGTTTGCTTAAAGATAGTGGAATCAAGACAAAGATTATTAAGCAGTATTTGCCAGTGATAAACAAACTGATTAACAAGTATTTGCAGGAGTTGGACTTCTTTGTGAATTTCACGCTAGACGAAAACTTCAAGGAAGAAATCAAGTCGAGGTACAGAGACACCTTTGTCTATGGAAACTTCAGTGAAGGTCAGAAGATGCGTATAGACTTGGCATTGCTTTTCACATGGCGAGAAGTAGCCAGAATGAAAAATTCGGTGAATACCAATCTTCTGTTTCTGGATGAAATATTCGACAGTTCACTGGATACAGAAGGAACCGATAATTTTATGAGACTCATGAAAATGAGTGGTGAGAATGTGAATACATTCATTATCAGTCACAAGGCAGACCAGTTGTACGACAAGTTCAATACGGTCATGGAGTTTACTTTAAAAAACAACTTCACTGAGGTTGAAATCGTTTCGGAGAAAGGTAATGCTTAAAATTAAATTTTTGGCTGGCTTCCTGTTGGGTATAGCCTTTACTGTGTTTGTTGGTCTAATATGCAACCTTGTGCCAAAGGCTGATGCACAATCGAATGCCTATATATATCCACAATGCGTTGCGGGTCAATATGTTGTTGTTGCTCAAAATCAAAGTGGTAGCAGTGTGGCAATAACAAGTCTCGATAAAAAATGTTAATGGAGAAAATTATGTACGACCTGAGAATAGTAGAAATGATAGCTCGATTCTGCCATGAGATAAACAAGGCATATTGTGAGGCTCTTGGTGATTTTAGCCAACCCGAATGGGATTTGGCACCAGATTGGCAAAAGGAAAGTGCAGTTAATGGTGTTCTCTTCCATTTTGAAAATCCAAATTCAACACCATCGGATAGCCACAATAGTTGGTTGGCTCAGAAGGTAGCAGAAGGTTGGGTCTATGGCGATGTCAAAGACCCAGAAGCAAAAACACATCCTTGTTGTGTTCCTTATGAACAGTTGCCTGAGTCTCAAAGAGCGAAAGACTATCTGTTCAGACAAACCATACATAGTATGTCTACATATATGGAGAACCTATGATGGATATGAATGAATACCAAGACAAGGCTTATGCCTTTGCGAAATACAAGAACTCATTGTACCCATTCATGGCATTGGGTGAAGAAGCCGGTGAGGTATTGGGTAAGTTGGCTAAGGCGTTGCGAAAGACTGGTGATTGGCGAGAAGCCGACAAGGAAGAAGTCAAGAAGGAATTGGGTGATGTGCTTTGGCAATTGTCCGCCTGTGCGATGGAACTTGGATTCACATTGGAAGACATCGCCGTTACAAATATAAATAAGTTGTCTGACCGACAAGACCGAGGGGTTATCGTTGGGGAGGGCGACAACCGATAACCTGAGAGGTGTATCATGAAAGCAGTGAATGTTGATATCGATATTGACGCAGCAAGAAAAGCCATTGAAGAATCTACATTGGAGTCTTCTGTCTATGTTGGTTGCGACAGTGTTGTCCTTGGTGGAACAGTTGCCTATGTGACTGTTGTTATCCTTCACCACGATTCATGCAATGGTGGCAGGATATTCAAAGACATCAAGATTGAACCGGCTCATGGTGACATGAAGGTCAAAAACCGTAGGCTTCGTTTGATGTACGAGGTATACAAGGTTGCTGAAATTGCCTACAAGATTCTGGATGTGGTCGGTGACAGGCATTTCGAAATTCACCTTGACCTGAACCCAAAGGCAGAATACGCTTCAAACGCCGCAGTGAAAGAAGCATGTGGTTACATCATGGCGTCATTTGGCATCCAGCCAAAATTGAAGCCAGAGGCTTTTGCGGCATCATGTGCCAGTGACCACTTTGCCGTGAATATCCGCGATGGCGTCCACCAAAGGAGGTTCATTCGGAAGAAGCGCAGGCAAGACAGGAAAAATACAGCCAAGGTAGGCTAAAATGTGTGGTGGTATTATTTTTCACTTTGGACTGTACAAGACCGGAATGATGCATATATAATACCACCATGTTTTGAACATATTGGGCTGAAAGACGAAGTATTGAATTTAATAACGGGGCTGTAGTTTAATTGGTAAAACAATACCCTTGCAAGGTATAGTAGAGAGTTCAAATCTCTCTAGCTCCACCAATTTGGGTTAGCTGAGGCAATGACTTGATGCTAGTCTGAGATTCCCTAACAGCATAGGGGAAAGATGATGGTTTGATTCCATCTGAATTCATCAATTCATAATTGAGGTTTTTATGGGAAGTATCATTACTGATTTGTCTCAGGCAATAACGCCAGAAGACATAGCCTATACCACAATCCTGTTTAAGGAAGTGTGGGATAAGCAGGGAATGAAGGTTGAAATGGGATATGTTATTCCCAAAGACATGGCGGTTCTCGATGCAGTAGAAAAGCGTGTAGCAAAAAAGCTCACTCAATTCATTGATGAAATCAAGATGTTTTCTGGTGAGAACTGGAAAATTGAGATGAAGAATTTCCGTGATGCTGCACTGGAGCAATATAAAGCCGAAGAAAGGAAAGAACTTCTGGCTGATGAATTTGAATCAAGGATGAACAAGATTGACTGGAAGAATAACAAGCTAGAAGATTCTGCCGGAAATTTCCATACCATGGTAGCCATATCTGATATTCAGGTTGTCACAAAGGTTCTGGATTCATTCTATGTTTGGCACAAGTCTACCGGAGAATCAATGATGCTTGGTTGTGATGGATTGCGAATTGTATCGATAGTAGAGTAAAGAGTAAATTGGTGGGCAACGGGCTAGGTGCGACGTGTTTGACTGTTAATCAAAAATAGGGAGGTTCGAATCCTCTCCCACCAGCCAAAATTATAGAAATCTAAATATTGGTATCAATCGTTCGAGATACCAATATGTCAAATCCTGAAGCTGTAAAAAAATGGAGAAAAAAGACCAAGGAAAGGATGGTTCAATCTATGGGCGGTTGCTGCCAAATTTGTGGTTACAATAAATCGCTAATGGCATTGGAATTCCATCACATAGACCCAAACGAAAAAGACTTTGGGTTTGGCACAAAGATGGCAAACCCGTCTTCATGGTCGAAGGCTAGGAGTTTCTGATAATGCTGTCAGAAAACAAATGAAAAAAAGAAATTTGCCCGATTAGTTAAATGGAATAATAATTGCCTTGTAAGCATTAGTCGTTGGTTCGATTCCAACATTGGGCACCAAAAGTTTGTTTGCAACTATCCCCAACATCCCTGAGTGGCTCTGTTGGGGATTTTTGAAAAGGTTTGATATGACGAAGGTTATTTTTCTTGATATTGATGGTGTGATGAATTCCTGTGCCGATTGGATTGAAGTTCGTTTGCTTGGGCATCCACATAACATCGGAACTGATGTGATAAACAGAACCAAGCTGGCACTGTTGAAGCTGATTATCGAAAGAACCGGCGCACAGGTTGTTTTGTCCAGCACATGGCGATTGTATTACAAGCTGGATAGGATGTTCGAAATGTTTGTCGAGCGTGGCTTCAATATGGATGAAGAAGGCTTCTGGCATGGTATTACACCAGACCTTGGTGGATACGAAACCAGAGGTCATGAAGTGAAAGCCTATCTGGACGCACATCCAGAAATAACGAATTATGTCATTCTTGATGATATTGACGTTTTCCTTCCAGAACAGGAAAACAACAAGATAATTACTGATGAAGAAAATGGTCTGAACCTTGCACAAGCATGGTTGGCTATTGAGATTCTGAACAAGAAATAATGCTTGGTTAGCTCAGTCAGGGAGAGCAACTGCCTTACAAGCAGAAGGTCGTAGGTTCGATTCCTACACCAAGCACCAAATAAAGAAACAAAAGAATGGACTTGCAACACCATACGGATTTTGATATAGTGAGGCTCATGGCAGCAAGACTGCCTAAACCCAAAGTGAAAATCGGAGAACTGAAAATGTCAAAAGCAACTGCCAGCAAGACCAGTGGATTCAAACTGAGTTCATTGAAAAACATGACCAATGACCAGCGCGTTCTTGCTTATCTGAGAGCAAATCGCACAGAGGGTCTTGATGCCATCACTTCATTCGACAAGATTGGTGTTCATCGCCTGTCTGCCGCAGTGAACAAGCTGCGTAATGAAGGTCACAACATCGTGTCAGAAGACGTTGTGTATGAGAGCATATTTGGTGATGAAGTGACTGTGACCAGTTATCGCTTGAAGCGTTAACCGCACCGAGTAGGAGACCGAAGGGGTCATTCCGAAAGGTCTGACCCCTTTTTCATTCTTGAGCCAGCCTGACGAGACTTAATAGAGTCGAAACACCCGATGGTGTAGCCGGAGTAGGAAAATTGGTAACCCCAGCGGATTGTAAATCCGCCGCGAAAGCTAATGTCAGTTCAAGTCTGACCTCTGGCACCAAATTACACTGGACTGTACACTTATCAAAAACGCACTATAATGATAAGTGTATGTTCCAAAGAGAGTGAATATGGCGATAGCACAATCAAGATACATCATTGCAGGATTCAACAATTACCTGTGTGATGAAAAAGATGTGAGAGAAATTGTGGATGATTATTCGTTACAGGTGAATGGTGTTGTGTTGCTTGAAACGGGTGTGATGAACCACAAGACCCACAAGACACATCATGCTACTGGCTTTGATGTTTCTGGAAACAGAAAGTCGGTGGGTGATACACTAAGCGTTTCGAATAGTGGTGTGGAGTTGTGGAGACCAAGTACCCATCGCGTTGTCAGGTTGTCTGCAACTGAAAATCCTTTCAGTAAGGATAACATATTGGTCAAGGCGGCTATCAAAATTGTTGATGATTATGTTCGTGAAAAATTGGAACAAGGTGCGGCACTGGTCTTTGTGCCAAGGATTACTGCCCATAATGGTATATGGTGGATTTCGGCTGTTGATGCCATCATCATGTCTGGTGAGCAATACGGAGAATATAAGGCAAAATTAAGTATTAGCAAGAAGGCTGAAGATATACCGTTTTAATACCCCAGTAACCACATACGCTACGAACGTATAGTAAGGTAATTGGATGTAAATGCAGGTTCGACTCCTGTCTGGGGTGCCAAATTTTATACGGGTGTGTAACTCAACTGGTAGAGTATCCGACTTTTAATCGGACGGTTGTGAGTTCAATCCTCACCACACCCACCAATTTCGGGTCGCTAACTCAACTGGTAGAGTATCCGACTCTTAATCGGAAGGTTCCAAGTTCGATGCTTGGGCGACCCACCAAACAAGTGAGAGTGTTATGAGAATCATTTCAAAGTATCACGATTATTATGATGGCGTTATGGCGCATGGCTTCGATGAAGACTGTGTGTTCCTTCGGAATGAAACCGAACTGTTTTATAAACGCGGTGATACCAGACTGAACAATTCTGTGTTGGGTCGGTTGATGCACGATAGCAGGTCTCATAATGGCATTGAACGTAGGGTATTGGTTGTTGGCTTTTGTGGCAAGATTTACCTTTGCTATCACCTGAAAGCCTATACCAGAGGCACGTTTAGCCTTAAAGAAGAAGAATACTGTTATAGTGCAGAAGCGGTCAGGAAGTTTGTTGAGCGTAACTGTGACAAGGATGATTATACCGGATACATGAAAGACAAGAGAGACTATCGCGGCATGATGGAATATGCACTGCGATTGGGTTATGAGTATACCGATTTTTACAATGGGGCTGTCGAATACAATTTCCTGTCATTGAACAAGGATTGTATGTATAACTACTTCATTGACAACAAGGTTTCTTGGTTCGTGATGTACAAGACCTATGTGAATGGTGATTTGGGTCGTTGTACAAAAATGGTTCATCATCCGAAATTGGCTACATTCCAGTTTCAGAAGGTCTTTGACCCATACCAAGCCTATCAGGAAATCATGATGTTCTATACTGGCATCTTGGGCATTGGTGAACCAGCCATGGTTCAAATCAGTGACGAAGACATGCGTGACAAGAAGGGTTTCGATAAAAATTCTTTCAAGACAAGAAAGGGAACCCATCCTAACAGAAAGGCTAAATAGGGTCTCTAGCATATTGGTAAATGCCCTCTGCTCATAACAGATAGATAAGGGTTCGATTCCCTTGAGACCCACCACTATTCGAGGTAAAGCCATGCAAAGGCGTTATACGATTGTTACTGCAATACACGATTACAAGTTTGAGGTTCGGGCTAGTAATGCCCACAAGACATTTCTTGGCAACATTATCATGGACATTGGTGGCAATTTTTACTTGTATGATTGTGTCGATGCCATACCAAGTTATGTCTTGCGAGAGATTGCCGACTTGATAGAGGAACTTGAAAGACAATTTGAGATACGACTGGATGAAGAAATTGCGCTTAGGGAAGCAATTCAATCAATAGAATCCATAAGTTTGGACTGTACAGACTAAATAGCATAAACTATACTGTAATTCAGAAAGTTAATGGTGGCAGTAGTTCAGATGGTCAGAATACCAGAATGTGAATCTGGTGGTCGTGGGTTCGAAGCCCACCTGTCACCCCAAAATTTTGTAACCGAAACCGGAGAATGAAGATGGGTAAGAAAGCAAGTTTCAAGGGCAAGGGTTCATACGTTACTTACAAGGCACAAGCGAATTATGCCAAGAACAAGAAACGTACACTGACACAGCATTTGAAACAACAACCAAATGATGAACAGGCAACAAAGGCTCTTGGAAAAATTTCCATCACGCCTCCAAGGAAAACGCCAAAGGCTTCGAAGCGTTTGAATGCAATGCAGAAAATGTTCGCCAAGATTGACCGCCAGAGTGTAGCAAGAACAAGGGCAACACTCTATAAGGAAAAGAAATATCAGGAAGGGATGGCGATTCAATTCTGGTGGGAGGGCGTAAATCGTCGTGTACTCGAAGCGGAAGCCAAGAAAGGAAAGGCTAAGGAAACGCCAAGCCATAGCGTCTGATGGCATCACGGGGGGGAGTGCAATGCTCCCCCACTCAAAACAAGAGGATTTATTATGACTGATTTTGAAAGAGATTGTGTTGGAAACCGTTTGAAAGCAACCAGAACGGCACACATATTTGAAGTCGGGAATCGCTTGTTCCTCGACGAATGGAATGAAATACATGAAGGTAATTTTGTGACCTTTGATGAAGCGGGTCTGTTCAATACGATACATGAAACGCTTGAAGAAGCTGAGGCGGCTTTAAGAGCCTACTGTCTGTCTCTTGATGGAAGAAACAGACCGAATTGAAGTTTAATGGCACCATAGCTCAGTCTGGTAGAGCAACCGCCTGTCTAGTGGAAGGTCAGGGGTTCGAATCCCCTTGGTGTCGCCAATAATGCCGTAGTCGTCTAAATGGTCTAGGACCCCTGCCCTTCAAGTAGGATGATGCCGGTTCGAATCCGGTCTACGGTGCCAATTAGGTATATTGTTATGATGAAAACTATATCTGAAATGAAGGTCATTCCTATCACAAGAATGAGGCGCGAATTGACATCTATATTGAGGCGCGGTGAGACCGTTGCAGTTTCGGTTAATGGTGAAGTCAAATTTGTTTTGTGCCCAAGGAATACAGAAGAATTTGACATCATTGATGAAATTTATGGTGAACCAAAATGATGCAAGAGCGCAAATTCAAGATGAAGCCAGATGGCTTGACCAAGAATTCGGATGGAACATTCGATATTGATTTGGAATCTGTCAACGGCAAGGGTTATCCAGAAGGTTGGCTTTTGTGTTCAGAGAAGCCAGAAGAACTGGATATACCAGAAGGATATGAGATTGACCCAGATTCAACTCTGTTGGTCAACATGACATTCCATTTTGGTATAAGGAAAAAGTCATGAACCATTTTGAATTGATGCCACAGGATTGGTACAAGAGAAGAACTCCAAAAGAGAAAAGGCGTGATGTTGATGTCTTTTCTATTGATGGATTTGAAAAGAAGGATGGACACTTTTGCACAATGTATGTCACATTCACCAATGGTGAGTTTGAAAAGATGAATGCAAGGGTGTGTATCAACGAGACCTATGAAATCCAGCCTGACGGTTCGGTGATTACTAAATACAATCACTGCTCAGTACAAGGTATCACGCCTTGGGGCGATTCAGTAATTGTAAAGTTGATTGAATGACTATTATATTAGTCAAAGATATATGCGAGTGTAACTCAGTTGGTAGAGTCACTGCCTTCCAAGCAGACGGTCGCAGGTTCGAACCCTGTCACTCGCTCATTCCATTGCTTTCGTAGTTCAGTCGGTAGAACACAGTCTTGGTAAGACTGAGGCATGGGTTCGATTCCCGTCTTAAGCACCATTTCCCGATTTGATAAATATGTTTATTAAAAGGGGGATACGACATGTCAAATATAACAATTTCAGAATATCCATCAACAACATTTTCCGGTGATTATTCTGCTATAACAAAACTATATAATTCAACTATGGGTTCTCTTGATAACCCACTGCCATGGATAATTATTGTTGCATATCAGGATAGAACCACAAAACTGAACTTTTCAACGGAAGTAAGAAGGGATGAAGTCTATGACTTGTTTGTGGCTTCTGGTGGAAATACCAGTGTTGGTGGACATGAAATGTCTGGGTTTTCTTCTGGAGAAAACGTGAACGGAAAATATATTGCTTGGTATGATACCCAAGGCAATCCCGTCATGATATTACAATATAATCCAAATTATGACACAAGAGTCGATGGCGCAACAGTGACCTTCCCCATAGCATTCCCAGATACAAATTATTTTGGGTGGCATGAAACTACTGTAGAACATGCTCATAGTTGGATAAACAAGACGACCACAACCGCACAACTCAAAAACCGAGATAGTTCTGGGGCATTTATAGCCACCGCAAGTTCTTGGGCGTTAATGTGGGTAAGAGGAAGTTAATGAATGAAGACATTTAACCAGTTCTCACAGACCCATGTATTGACCGAGGGAATCATTGTGCATGGCAATGAACTTGCTGCCTATGTTCTTGTGTTAGCCGAACAGTACAAAAAACTTCCGACATTCGAAGCCGATGAAGCATGGCGTTGGAGGAAGCTGGTCGAACAGGCACAGAAACTTTTGCCAAGGATTCTGTCAAAGGTCGAGGTGGAATACACCGAAGAAGACCCTTACAGGAATGAGCAGGAAATGGTGTTTGACATCATCAAGAACAAACGCCTGAAAATTTTCAAGTCTCAGGGCAACACACATCCCGGACTTAGTGATGCTGAAAACGATGTGCTGAGAACTGAGCATGACTTCTTTGGTCACTATGCTCCAAACTCAACAGAGTTCAAGGCATTCCTGAAAGACAGTGGCATTGACCTGAATGCACAGGATGTCAAGAAGAAAATCAAGGAATTCAGGTTTAACAAGAACAGCTTCACTGTCAGGGGTGAAATGAGTGCCTACCTGAATCATACCAAGATTGCCAAGCCGGAAATCATTCCTGCCTTGTTTACTGAGGTTGTTGGTCAGGTTGCAGTTTTCTTTGCGACAAACAACTTCACCAACAACAAGGTGGCGGTCTTCAAGGGGGTGGACTTCAAGAATGTTGGGCGCTTTACTGACCCGAAACTGGAAGCCAGAAAGCAGGAAATCCTGAAAGACCTGAACAACCCAGACGTGCTGGAAATCCGATTGATTGGATACCCCCCAATGAAGAAGTCGAAGATACGCTGGGATTTATTAAGCCGTGGCGAAGGTCTGGCACACAAGGAAGCAAAAGGAATTATCAATCCAAATAAATAAGTTTGGACTGTACAGATGGGTGAGTATGCATATATACTTACTCACATGAAAGACAATATCTCGCTGGTGTTAATGGTAGCATGACGGTCTCCAAAACCGTTGGTTAAGGTTCAAATCCTTAGCGGGATGCCAAATATGGTCGTATGAAGCAGATATAACTATCGGAAGACGGCGGTTCGAGTCCGCCCATGTCCACCAAAAGCATTTTCTATGAGAGTTCTTTTGATGGGCATGATTAGGTTTCGATTCGGATGGAAGTTGAAGCAGACGACTCGGCAAGGTGAAAGCCGTTAGGATTGGGGGTTCCCAGTCAAAGAAGCAAAAAACGTAAATGCAAACGACAGTGCATACAACCAAGTAACTGCTTTGGCAGCTTAAGGCTTGGCGGGGATTGAGTATCCTTGCAATCCAACATACTCACTGGTTCCCTTCGGGGAACCTTTTAATTGCGAGGTACAATCAGTGGTAGATGGTTAGTCTCATAAGCTAACGGTCGTGCGGTTCGATTCCCACCCTTCGCATCCAGATTTCGGGCACTTGGCAGATTGGAATAATGCCTTGGATTGCAAACCCAAAGTTCGTGGGTTCGATTCCCACAGTGCCCTCCAATTCAGGATGCATAGATAGTGATGTAAAGTTTTTCTCCGTATAGCTCAATTGGTAGAGCGTTTGCTTTGGGAGCATAAGGTTGGGAGTTCGAGCCTCTCTACGGAGACCAAATATGGATGCGTAGTTCAATTGGTAGAATGCTGTTCTCATAAGGCAGACGCTTGATGGTTCGAATCCATCCGCATCCACCAAAATATGTACAGGTGTATTATAATGGCAAAAATCAAAAACGATGTCTATATCTGGTTAATCGGTCTTCTAATCTTCTGTTCAATTCCGATGGGAATGGTCATTGCTTCTGGTGTTCTGTGTTTTCTAGGAAACCCTAACTGGTATTGGTTCCTTCTTTCTGGTGTTATCGTGTCTCTTGGTGTTCGTGTACACTATGCCGATATGAATGTTGATGATGAAGAAGATGGGGAAGACACTAATGTTAGCGGCAATTGAATTCAATCAAAAGACATACAAGTCAGCAAGGCGTTACCTGAAGCAGTATCATCCAAAGGTCTGGGTGACCATGGATGAAAACGATGCCTATACTGTCATTGTTACTGCGATGGATTATTATGAAAAGTCGAGAACACTCAAACATACTCCGAGACGTGACTGATGAAACTTGAAAAACTTTGTGATGGTGTTTATAACATTGTGTTTGATACGCAATATGAATTGACATCCACCATGCTGAGAGTTCAGGAATACTACGAATCGCCCTATGAAGAAATTCGAGGAAAGTATTTTGAGTTGCAGGACTTTATTGACCTGTATTCAAAAGACCACGATGGCTTTACCTATTACACTGACTGGTCTGGTTTCAATGTTCCGGCATGGGTCGTGAAAGATTTTTTCACATTCCCTTCCTTCTCGAAAAAGGAACTGGCACTGAAAGCCTTGGTCGATACCATCGAAGATGGTGATTATTACCTGATAGCGTCATCGAAGGAATCTGGTAGCAATGTGCATAACCATGAATTGGCACATGCGTTTTTCTATTTGTCTGAAACCTATAGAAACCACATGAGAAGACTGGTCAGAACATTCAATGGTTCAAAAGACATGCGTGATGACTTGGCTTCGATGGGTTATTGTAAAGAAGTCATGACTGACGAAATACAGGCTTATCTTGCCACAAGCTCTTTGTTGGACTTCAACGGATGGAAATTTATCCAGAACAAGCCAGACATAGAACATATGATAAAGTTTCAGTCATTTTTCAGAGACTTCAATATATTAAAGGCGATTACCTAAAATGGTGTCAATTATCATATCCGCGTTTTTACATGTATGTGATTTGGTGACACTGAAACTGAATCCGAATCTGCGTGGTGCATGGTGGATTGAGAAACACAGGGAATTGAAAGAGAAGCGCGGTTCATGGGATTTTGGTTTTATTGGTGACAGCCATGCAATGAATATGCCATTCGATAGCCGAGTAATCAATCTTGGTATTGGTGGTGATGAAACCTATGATATTGAGTGGCGTATCAAACATGGTGCATTGAAAGGAAAGAAAATCAAGACCCTGTATTTGTCTTGTGGTGCCAATGATATCATTCACAAGAAGGGCAGTGCTGAATCCATAGCCTACCATGTCATGAAGTTATATTGGCTTTTAGATGAACAGCCTGAGATTGAAAATGTGGTTCTGGTCAAGATACCAGAGGCAAAAGATAACGTCATATATAATGGAACGGTGTCGAATGTCAATTTGTTTACAATGGTTCCTGAATATTATGAAGTGAACCCTGTCGACTATAGACCAGACGGTTTACATCTTGGTGCCGAGACCTATACAAAATTTTTAAGCGATATGATTGTGGGGAATTACTATGCAACAAAAGGCAAATGAACAGGCATTACAGAGGCTACAGGAAGTAAAGACCAATGACACATTGCAGTCATTACTGACAAAAAAGGAAAAGATTGTTCGAAACCACATGTCTACCATAGAGACAGAGATTGCCAAGTGTTTGGCTGAATTGCGATTTGAGCAATGTGACAGTGTTACTGGCGAAATGGTTCGTATGCTTTCTGCTATTGTGGTAAGTTCAATCGAGCGTTTTATCGATTTGCCGGAAGACAAGGAAATGATGCTTGCTGTCATCAAGGAGAATATCGATTCTCTCTATGCTTACATGAGACAGCAAGAGGCAATGGCAGCAAGGTCTTCGGAGATACACCAAAAAATAGCCGAGGCAGAATCTGACGATGGGCAACTATAATTTTGCTGACGACCTAGAGGTTTCCAGACAGACGGAATACCAGATAGGTCAATTGCTTGAGCAGAAAATGCAGTATGTTGTCAAGTCATATAATGACAATGCCAAGTACGATATTCTGGTCGAGGATAGAAATGGGGTTCCTTTGGCTATCGAGATAAAGGAAGACTTCATGTCGGCAAAGACAGGTAATGTGGCTGTCGAGTTTTCGTGCCGTGGCAAGCCATCCGGAATTGAGTCAAGCGAGTCTCATATATACATCTACAAGATATGGTTCAATGAAACTGACTTTGGTGTATATTGGATGCCGACCGAAAGACTTAAAGGAATTATCAAAGACAAGAACTATTTCAGGATAGTGTCTGGTGGTGACAAGGGCAGTAATACCCAAATGTATCTGTTTCGATTGAATGAATTTGAACAACACTGTTTGAGGTTAGCCTGATGAAAAAAATTATTGTCGCATTGGCTCTTGCGTTAGCCATAGCTCCTGCACACGCATGGGTGTGCGAGGCGCGTTCAAATAGCGCGTGGGGTATCGGAAGCCATTGGGATTTGAATACCGCAGCACAGATTGCATTACAAGCCTGTGCAGTGAACACGCCACGATGGGATATGTGTGTGATAATAAGGTGTGAACCTTAATAGTCCAAAGTGAAAAAAAGATATTGACCTGATGGTGATGATGCATATATAATTCTCACCAACAAAGCAAGCAAGTTTTTTGGAAGGTGGCGTACATGGTGTACAAACAGCCTTGAAAACTGTCGCCATCGTTAGTAGCGATGATGGTTCGAATCCTTCACCTTCCGCCAATAACGGATTCAATGAGTGAGTCCAAAGAATAAAAAGGGAGTTGACGAGAAATAAACCGTTGTGTATAATTCTCGACAACAAGCAAGAAAAGTTTTGGGGCATAGCCCAGATAAACGCAGTAATGCGCGAAAGATGGAAAGCCAACATACCATCGCCATGAAAATGGTCAACCTATGCAAGCCGAGACACCATAGAGACTTCATTCCGGTGAAGTTCGGTGATGAAGCTGAGAGTAAAGAAGACGAAATAACCAAAGGTCTTTGTTGAAGCATCGGGAGGTGTGGATTCACTCAATCCAATCAGCGAACCATCAGTGTCAAAGGGTAGGGTAACTGTCAGAACCTTAGCGGGTAAAGGCTATTATCCAGTTTGATAGTTTCATTGTTCCGGCAGTGAATCTTGAAAGACGGTAAGATTAGGTTTAGCGACTGAAATTACATGAGGCGTGTGGCATTTTGTAGCCCAAAAGGTTATGAAACCACGGCAACGCACGTCTTGGTTGGTAACGACTTAGCTCAATTGGTAGAGCAATTGCATTTGAAAGCAATAGGTTGGTGGTTCGATTCCATCATCGTATACTAAAATAAACGGAAAGTCGTTGCCGGTGTGTAGTGAAAGCAACTTAATGCCTGACAGTTTACTGAATCAGGTGGTTTCAAAGCTCCCAAGGCTGAGAGACTTTTGGTAGAATACGCACGTTGAATCTTAGCGGGTTCTTTACAGGGGTAAAACCTTGACGGTAGGAACAAACCAGAGTAGCTGCACATGACAGTAGAATCGCCTCTACTATAAAAAGGCAGTTGTGGCAGGATAGTCTCATGAGAGACTGGATAAGTTTCCAATGTAGGGTTGGTAGCCTTGCAGTACAGAAACGAAAGACCTGCTGGTTAGGCTGTAATCTCAAGCCAAACACCTTAGACTGTTTTTCATAACACTTCCTGTGAGTTTTATGATAAAGAGTTTCAATGCGGATGTAGGCGAATGGCATAGCTATCAGTCTTAGAAACTGAGTTCTGTGGGTTCGAGTCCCACCATCCGTACCAAATCCCCGATTGGCAGTTCGTAGAAATGCCCGTTTCTTGTGACGTGAAATCAAGACGCTGTAATCCATCCAGCGTGTCGTATGGGTCGTGCGGGTGTCGCGTAACTGATACCCAGATTTGTGGATGTTCTTTCAGAATCCTCTGTCATGACAAGACATAAAACGGTAGAGATAAGCCGCAATGCAACCACTGGCGAGTTGATACCAAGTCCTGGTGCTGGCATACCACCAGTTGATAACTTCCGGCAGGAAAGTGTCATAAGTTGGGGAAACGAGTATGCCAAGAATTCAATGCGGGCGTAGCGCAATTGGTAGAGGCGCTGTCTTCAAACGGCAGATGTTGTGAGTTCGAATCTCACCGCCCGCACCAAATGATGCTGGCATAGCCCAACTGGTAGAGGTCGCAGGCTTAAACCCTGACGTGTTATGAGTTCGAATCTCATTGCCAGTACCAACCAAGGTGATAATGAAATGAGTGATAATGTCGTAAGTCTTGATGAATTCAGAAAAAGGAAACAGGCTAAAAAGGATTGTGACCGATTTGTTGCCAACTGGTCTTTCCAATTTGATTATGACTATGAGAATCCAATAGTCGAAGCCGATGATGTGCAGACCGATGATGATTATGATGACCCATGGCTCTATAGTGCGGGTTGGCATACTGGTGATACAGTCACCTTTGAGGACAAGATTAATGGGATGGATGCGGTCATTACATTCCATGACGTAAATCTGGATGACATTCCAGACGAAGAATAGACGCGGGTTAGCTAAACTGGAAAAGCTAAAATGTATAAATACCATTAGTATTCCAATTTTGGAGAATGGTATGAAATACAGTAAAGAACGACTACAAGAAGCCGTGAACAATTCATATAGTTATGCTGGAGTTATTAGAGAACTTGGTTTA